ATCAGATAATTTTCAATTTAGAGGTAATAATTCATATATAAAAAGTGCTTTTGATAATTTTTTAACAAAAAAAGTAATTAGAAATAATGAAAAATTAGTTGTTTATTTTAATTCTATTTTTAAAGAAGTTGATGAAGGTACGTATCCTGTTTTGTTATCAGGTATTGATGCAAGTAAAATAAATTCTTTTAAATTAAATTTAATGTATAGTTATATAAAAGAACCTACTGATTTCAATTCAGTTAAAGTTTATGTAGATAAAGATTGGTATTTACAATCTTGCAATAAATCTTTAAAAACTTATTTGTTAAAAAGTTTAAACGAAAGATATTATAATTACGAACTTATACTATTTGACGGTAAAGAATTTGCTAATCAAAATATGTTTTCTTATCAATCTTTATCATTTTCTACTCTTGCTAAAAGAAAGAAATATTTTACTGAAATTGAAGCTAAACTTTGTGAAACTTTAACAAAAGAAGGTTATACAGATGATTATGATTATAAGAGTTTACAAAAAGAATTTTTAGATAAATACAATAAACTACTAGAAGAGAATAGAAAAGAGAAGGAAAATATTGAACAAAGTAAACCTGAAATATCAGAAACTAGAAGTTTAACTTCAGAAGAAATGTCTTTAATTGATTCGTTATTTCAAGATGATTCTCCAAGAGCTTTAAGTGAAGAAGAATATTCTGTAATAAGTACTTATCCTTCTACAACTGTTATACCTTATGCTGACCTTACAATTGATACTTTTGCAGACATTGTGAGTGAAGCTATTAATAATAGTATAGAATACGATGATTTAGTACTTAATTTAATTCCAGAAGAAGCAGTTTCTCAAATAGATAATACATTTGCAGATTTAGAAGATGAATTACGTAGAATAGCTAATGAAATACAAAATGGATAAAAACTTTAAACATATATATACATTAGAAATTCCTAAGTATATAACATCAGTGCAAACTTCTAAATCAATTAGACCTAAATATTACTCTAATGTTGCTGGAATAGGTAGAGTTAATAAATGTCCTAAAAAATTAGAAGGTGCTCAAGTAGATAATAAAGGTTTTTATCTTGACAAAGATGGTAATAAAATTATAGCTAATACAAGAAGTGTAGGTAAAGCTAGACAAGTTCCTATTAATGCTCAAATACTTTATGTAGGTAGTACATGGAACAGAGTTGCTATTAAAAATGGATTAGAAGAATTTTTTATAGATTACATTAAAGATATGCCAATTTTTATTGGTAGCATTGCAATGGAATGTGAAATTCATATTATAACAGGACATTCTCAAGCAGATTTAGATAATTTAGGTTATATGTATGGTAAAGTATTGACTGACACTATGGTAAACATGGGTAGATTAGTTGATGACAAAGTACCTTATGTAACTAAACCTTGTTCAGCTCCTTTATTTTATCCTGTTGATTCATTTGATGATAGAAAATTAGTTTATCATTTTTATCAAGATGAAAGACCTGAAATATTAAAATTACATAAAGTAGAAGATTAATTTCTTCTACTTTATTTTTAAAATTAAAAAAATGAAATTGAATAGCAACATACCATCGTTTAAAGCATTGGTAAAAAAAAGTTATTTTACTAAAAATCAAGCAGATGAAAAAGAATTCTACAATGTGTATGTATTTGGCATTCAATCCTGCTCAGGCAAGATACTAACTTTTCACGTTATGACAGATACAGGAATGCTAAGAAGCAGAGTTCCGCTATCTGAAATATACTTCAAAGAACCTGAAAATGATATACCTAACATCTTTAAACAATTGTGGGATTGCTTTAGTGAAAATGTTTCTGTAATAGAATACGACTTCCTATCATACCATAAAGCTCAAATAGTCCTGAGAGATGGAACTAAAGTTTGGGGTACATACCTATTCACCGTAGACTGGTATGACAATCCATACAGCAATGAAGCTAGTGATTACAAGTGCGGGCATATATTTAGGGCTGACGATGGCTACCTACTATGTCAACCTAACAACAGGATATTCTGGAGAGATAGTAATTGGATTACTAAAGAACTGCCAGAAGATTTAAAACAATTTAAAGTAGATACAGAATTAATATCTGTAGAAAATGTAAGCAATCGTTGGGTTACAGAAGATGCAAATTCTTTTTATTATGACATTAAAGAAATATAAAATGGAAAACGAATCAAATAAACAAACGGCATATAAAATAAATCAAGGTGATTATTTAATTTACCAAGACGGTAGATTATTTAATGAAAAAACTAAAAAGTTTAAAAAATGGAGTAAAGATACAAATGGATACATAAGATGTACTATTTGGAATAGTAATATGCCTATTACAGTTTCACAACATAGATTACTAGCTGAAATGTTTATACCAAATCCGTTGAATAAATTACAGGTAAACCATATTAATGGCATAAAGCACGACAATAGAATAGATAACCTTGAATGGGTTACTCAATCTGAAAATAGTTTACATTCATTTGCTAATGGATTGCAAAAAGTTACAAGACCTTGCAAAAAAGTAATTGATACGAGTAATAATAAAATTTATGAAAGTGTAACAGAAGCAGCTAAAGATAATACAATATCAAGAAGTTATTTGTCTAATATGCTTACAAGTAAAAATAACAATAAAACAACACTTAAATTATATGGAAAATAAATCTATGACGGCAGTAGAATGGCTATTCAAACAGCTATGGGATGAGCCTAAAGATAAATTTACGTGGTATGCTATTCTTAAACAAGCTAATGAAATAGACAAGCATAATATTAAAGAAGCATTTGTTATCGGTAAAATATCTTCAAAAACAAATGATTTAAATTCTGAAAAATATTACGCAGAAAAATACGGCAAAACATTTTTAGACCTAGTAAGCAATGAAAAGTCGCAAGTTCATGAAATAGTTAAAAAATTAAAAGAAAAGAAAGAAGGTAACAAATGATTAAAACAGAACCAGCAATTATAAGCATAACGCATTATGGTAGAAAATTCACAGCAGAATTGCCATGTGATTCATCAATAGGAGAAGTTTGCGATTCTTTAAAAGGCTTATTAAAAGCAGCAGGGTATGCAGATGAAACAGTTAATGAGCACATTAAAGGTGAATATGACGAATAAAAACATGAATAACATAGATAAACAATATCAATTACTTTTACAAGATATTCTTGATAATGGTATAGAAAAGAAAGATAGAACTGGAACTGGAACTATAAGTGTATTTGGTAGACAAATAAAACATAAAATGAGTGAGGGATTTCCTTTAATTACAACTAAAAGATTACATTTTAAATCAATAGTAGTTGAATTGTTATGGTTTTTACGTGGTGATACAAACATTAAGTATTTGGTTGATAATGATTGTCATATTTGGGACGGTGATGCTTACAAAGTTTATCGTGAAGCTAGACCAAATAATAGAGATGCTTACACTATAGAAGAGTTTGCAGAAGCAATTAAAAGTAATCCTGAGTTTGCTGCTAAATATGGAGAATTAGGTCCAATTTATGGCAAGCAATGGAGACAATGGGATGGTTTACAAGATTTAACAGATGATGATAAACCAATTTATTTAGACCAAATCGCAACCCTAATCAACGACCTTAAAACAAATCCTGATAGTAGACGAATGATGGTTAATGCTTGGAATGTAGGTGAATTAGACCAAATGATTCTTCCACCTTGTCATTACGGGTTTCAAGTTTATACAAGAAAAGGTAAAGATGAAAAACGTTACATTTCTTTAATGTGGAATCAACGTTCAGTAGATACATTCTTAGGTTTACCATTTAACATTGCAAGTTATGCGTTGTTATTAATAATGTTAGCAGATGAAGTTAACATGGTTCCTGACGAATTAATTGGTAATTTAGGTGATACTCATTTATATAGTAATCATATTGAACAAGCTAAAGAACAAATTAATAGAGAACCTTTTGATTTACCAACAGTACATGTTAGAGATGGAATATTTTGTAGTTCAGTTAATGATGTTATTTTAGAAAACTATCAATCACATCCAACAATTAAAGCACCATTAAGTAATTAAATTAAAAAAATATGAATAGTAAAGATTTTAACAAAATAGTATCAAGACGATTAGATTTAATCGAAGATACTTTAACTAAAAAAGCAGCAGAATATGCAGTTAATGATGATAGATTACATAACTTTAATAAAGCTGCTGCATTTGCAGGTAAATCTAGAGAAGAATGTTTATGGGGAATGGCTTTAAAACATTTAGTATCTGTTACAGATATTATTGATAAAGTAAGCGTTGGACAATTACCTTCTAAACATTTATTAGATGAAAAAATTGGAGATTTAATAAATTATTTATGTTTATTAGAAGTAAGTATTACAGATAAAATAGAAAAAAATGAAAGAGTGGATTAGAGATATAACAATAATACTAGCAGTATTTATTTTAGGTTTGTTTATAGGCTTGAAAAGTCAATATTACAATAAAGAATCAAAACAATTAAATGAAGTTTATTGTATTAGTGATAGTAATAATTTATGTAAAACTTTATATTTTGAAAAGCATAAAATTAGATTTTCACATATAGTATATGCTCAAGCAATATTAGAATCTAACAATTTTAAATCAAAACTTTGTAAAGAAAACAACAATATATTTGGAATGAAAGTTCCAGCACAAAGATTTACATTTTGTAATAATCCTTATGATTATGGAAATTACGCAAAATATGATAATATTGAAAGTTGTGTTTTAGATTATAAAGCTTGGCAAATGCAAAATGCTTATAATATTACTACTGAGGAAGGTTATTTTAATCTTCTTCGTAGTATATATGCTGAAGATACTGAATATGTTAACAAATTAAAGAAAATAATAGATGGAAATAAATCAAGAAATAATTAAAACTATTCACGATAGAAATGGATATTTTTATAATCTTCATAAAGCTTCAGAAGAATGTCAAGAATTAGGATTAATTCTTAATCAAAAGTTATTAAAACAAGAAAAAGTTGCAGATGAAGCAATTATTGATGAAATTGGTGATGTAATTATTAGATTAGAAATACTTAAGTTAATGTTTAATAATGATAAAATTCAAGAAAGAATTGATTATAAATTAGCTAAGTTTGAAGAATATATTGACCATAACAAATACAATAAAATATGAAAATAGCTATTCTTGATTGTGATTCAATTGCTTATACAATTGGTCATGGTAACAAAATACAAATTGATGAAGTTGATGGACAACCTGTATATCAAAGAGATGAATTAGGAAGATTAGTTTACAATGAGAAAACCGAAGAACAATTAATAGAATCTTGTAATTATGTTATAGGAGATATTTTAAACAAAGGAGGTTTTACTCATTATGTTGGTTATATTAAAGGAGTTAACACTATATCTCATAAATTAAGTTTTAATCCAACTTACAAACAAGATAGAAAATTAGAACAACCTAAGTGGTGGAATTTTGTTAAATCTTATTTGGTAAACAACTATAATATATTTTTAGCTAATGATTTTGAAGTTGACGATTATGTTGTTTCAGCTTATAAATGTATTCCTAATTCTCATATTGTAGCTATTGATTCAGATATTCTTGCAACAACAGGTACTCATTACAACTGGAGAAAAAATGAGTGGGTAACTGTAACAGAAGACCAAGAAAGATATGCTTTTTGGAGTCAAATGATTACAGGAAATCATAATAATATTAAGGGTTTAGCTAAGAAAGGTGCAAAATATGCAGAAAATGTTTTAAAAGGCATAGATATATTTAAAGACCATACAGCTAATGTTATTTTAATTGAGTATATTGACCATTATAAAGATGTAACTTTAGCTATTGATGAATTTTATAAGAATTTTAAATCGTTAAAAGTTATAGATAATATAATTGTTGATAATAATGTAGTAAAAGAATGGAACGTTTTTTAGTTAGAAATGCAATGCAATGTTTAAATTGCAATGATGTAATAGAAAGTAAATACCGCCATGATTGCAAATTATGCAGTTGTGGTGGTTGTACAACTGATGGAGGTTTAGATTATATTCATAGAGCACATAGAGATGGAATAGATTATGTTGAATTAGATACGTATTCTACTGACCCTCATTGGGCAATAAGAGAATATGTAAAAAGATTTGGTTACGGTAAACCTGGTACTAAAGATTATGGTAAGTTTACAGTCACTTTATTAAAAAATATGACAGATGGACATTTAAATGCTTTACTTACTTATTGTGAACCTGATAATCCATACTTACCTATCTATAAAAATGAAATAGAGTATCGTAAACAAAATAATATTAAAATAGATGACCTCTAAAAAAGATGAAGTAGTATTAGAAATACTTAATAAACAATTATCTTACTTTGACAAAACTGTAGATGATGTTAAAGATAATGAAAAATGGTATGAAGAAAATTCTTTTACTGAAGAACAATTTAAAGAATGGAAAAACTTTAGTATAGAGTTATTAAGAAAAAAACTTAAGTTTAATAAAACTTTTGCTGAAAAACAATTTATGTGGATTAACCTTATGTGGGGATTTAAAGTTAAAGAAAATGAGATATAATTGTGCATTTACAATAGAAAAAAATGGAAATACTCAACCTAAATTTGAAACAGTATCTTCAGACTCAAATAATAAAGATTATATATTAAATCTTATACAAAAAAAGTATAAAGACTTTAGCATTACTGTTAAGTATATTAGAGAATCTATAAACGGTAAAGCTAATATACTTTAATGGAAATATATAAAACTTTGTTTAATACATGGAATGAGAAATTCTCATCTATAACCTCATCAACCATGTTTGCTGAATTAGGAAGTACTTTAGCTAAACTTAGAAAAGTTCAAAAAGTTTATCCTGAAAGACAAAATGTTTTTAGATGTTTTAAAGAAACTGATATAAACAAAACTGTTGTTATTGTATGGAGTGATGAACCATACACTAGTAACATTTCTGATGGATTAGCTTTTTCAGCAAACTCTTCTATAACTCCTTATATTTTAAGTAAGATACATTCGGAAATAGAAAATCAAATATACGATGGTTTAAAATTAAACTATGACAATGATTTATCGTATTTATCTACACAAGGAGTTTTACTTTACAATTCTAATTTAACTGTATCTGAATTTCATCATGATGAACTTTGGAAACAATTTAATTATGAATTTGTAAACTTACTTAATACTTTAGAATGGCCTATTTATATAATATCAATGGGAGATTTAGCTAAAGAATATACACAACTTATTAAAAATGATTACATTAGTGTACAACAAATTCGTCATCCTTCTGCATCTTCTTGGAATGCTGATGATTGTTTTGCAGAATGTAATAAGTTTTTAAAAAAACATTACGGACCTTTAATTGAAATAATATGGTAATAGATATAATATTAGCAATCTTACTATGTTTGCTATTTTTTAAATTCGCTGTAAGTTCTTATAAAATGATACCTACTATTACTAATAGTATTGATTTTATTGATTATATATTTTTAATGATAGAAATATTATTTTTCATACTATCTGTAATAAGTATTTTTGCAATAATTTCTTATATAATATACACACTATGGATAGCAAGTTAATAAAAATAAAATTTTTTACAGATGCATCAGAATATACTCATACATTAGAAAAAGATGATGTACACGAAGTATTAGACTCTCTAATAACTGGAATGAGAGTAGTAGGTTACACTAACAATGAAATAAAAGAAGCTTTTAAACAAAAGTTTCTTCATGTTTTATTAAATAATAATTAAAAGAGTAGGTTTCCCTACTCTTTTTTTAATCTTCTATTACATTTAAATCTTCTAAAAACGAATATCCTTTGTTAGCTAAAGGAAATAACTTAACAGTTTTTTTCAAAGGTTTAGCTCTCTTTTTTTCTTCTTCATCTCCAAAAGCTTCTTTCCATATAGACTTGCCTAATCCTCCAACATCTTCTAAAACACCTGTTGATGCTGCTGGAGATAATAAAATCTGATATTGAGATTGTAAAGTTGGGTCAACAAAAAACCCTAATTCACCTAAAGCCCTTGTCGAAATTTTATTTGATATCTTATACCAAGATTTTTCTTTTTCATCATCATCAACTCCTTTTAAAGCAATTACTAACAAAGCAGTTCCCAATAATAACATAGCTTCCATTCTAGTAGCTTTAAGATTAGCTTGTTCCATTGGAGTTAATTTCTCTAATAAAGATTTGCTAAACAATGCTTTATATAATCTAACTGCTGTTCTATATCTTCCTTCAACATCTCTTTCTAATACATAATCAAATTGTTTTTGTCCAAATCTTTCAATAGCCATTGCAGGTAGCCAACTTCTATGTTGCATAATCATTCTACCAGCAATATATCTTTTAGCTGAAGCTAAATCATCAGGATTTACACCACCTATATTTTTACTATTAACTGTTATAACTTTTTGTCTAAATGTTTCTTTAGTCATATTGTTATCTTCTACAACTAATTTACCATCAACTACACTAAAATCATTCCATTTCATAGAATGTTTGTTTGATAATATCATAGCGATTAAACCTGCTCTTTGTAAAACATTTTCAGATTCTCTTTGCAATGTCATACCATTATACTTATCAGTAAGTTTAGTTAAATATCTGTTAGATAATTCATTAGCTATATCTCTGTTAACATCTGATTGTTCAATAGCAAAATATTCATATATTAACTTTGCTTTTTGAGCATCTTCTGATGATATTCCAGTTTTACCTTGCATTACATAACTAAAAGCTTTAGTTAAATTTTCATTACTGTAATCTAATCCTCCAGCACCAGACATATACATGTTAGAAGCTCCACCAAATAAATTGACTAATGGAGAATACATATTAAAAGCTAAGTTATGTAAAGAAGTATATCTAATTAATTTATCAGCTATTCTAGCATAAGAAATCTTTTTAGTATCACCTTCTTTAATAAGACCCATTAGTTTTAAAAATCCACCAGCACTTTTATCAGTAATTTCAAAAGAACCCTCGTCGACTCTTTTTTGATTGTAAATTGAAGATTTAACCCAATCATCAAAAGCATCAGCAGTACGATTGTTAGTAACATTTCTATCAGCAACTTTACCTTCAGGTAATTCTCTACCTAAACTATCAACTACTTTAGTTTTACCATTACGTAACTGTCTTTGTACAGCTAGTATAGTTTGTTCTACTTCAGAAAGTTCTTTATATCTATAAACTCCTTCCATAAATCTAAATAAAACTACACCTAAATCCATTGATTTATTTTCTTTATTATTTAAACCTGGAATAAATAATTTATCTATAGGCATACCAGTAGCAGAATCTATTTCTCCATATAAGTTTTCATCGTAATTTGTAGATAAATCATCTAAAATTCCTGAAGCTGATGCTCTAATTGCTCCAGCTAAACCTAAATTAGCAGTTTTTTCAATAAATTCTTGATTAAAACTAGGTATAAAATTAGATTTAATATGTTCAGGAAATAATTCATTTGCTCCTTCTAATACAGAACGATATAAATCGTAAAATGCTTCAACAGGAGTTCCTTTATATTTACCTTCTTTAATTTCTTTCCATTTAGGATTAATATGTTTAGACTTAGGAGTAAAATGAATAGAAAGATTATTCTTATTAGCATTATCCCATTTACGCATTTCAGTTTTTTCTAATTCAACTAATTCTTTAGTTAATTCTTGTTCTGAAATTGAAGGGTTAGCTATTTTTAAAGCGTTAATGTTTTTATTTCTTTGAGAATCTAAGAAATTTAACATATTTTCTCTTTTAGCTAAATATCTTTCTTTATTATAAACTACATTTTCACTTAACCATTCCCAATTATTATTGTCTTTAGCTTTACTAAATTCTTTCCAGAAATCAGGAGTGTATTCACCAACTAAACTATTACCTTCAATAATTAATTTATAATCATCTGTTCCAGTAAATCTTTTATATTCTTTAGAAGCTTCTAGTATTTTATCAGCTAATGTTTGAACAGAAGTTCTAGCTTTACCCATTGCATCAGTATATAATCTAAAAGCTGTAGCTACTAAAGGATTATCTATTTTAGATATACCCATAGTTGCTTTTCTAAACCAACCTATATCTTTAACTGCTGCAAAAATATCAGATACAAAACTAGTAATTCCAGTTTTTTCTGCTGCATTTTGTATTAGTTTACGTTCATATTCTAAAATTTCATTTTTTAATTGAACAGATAATCCTTGAACATATAACATTTCTTTACGTTGTTCAGGAGTAGGTTTGTCTATAAAATTAGGTATTTTACTATATACATCTAATTGCGATAACAAATCACTACTATCAGGTAATCCAGCAGTATCAGCTTCAGATAAAATATTTTGTATTTCTTCTAATTCAGTTTGAACGTGATTAATTAAATTTTTAGTATTAGCTTCAATTTGTAATTCTTGAGCTAATTTTAATTTAGATTCTATTAAAGCATTGTTAGCAGCTTTAGCTATATCTGTATTAGGAGTTTTTTGTGTTAAAGCGTCAATTTGCAAATACAATCTATCAATAAAATCATTAATCTTTTCAGATTTAGTTCTTAAAAATTTAGGAGCTACTATATTCATAGCTTTAATCTCTCTATTTTTTAAAAACTTATTAATTGCATTTTGATTTGTACCATTATAGGTAGCTTTAGATTTAATATTTAATCCTTTTGTTTTATAATCAATTTCTAATTCTAATAAATATGCACCTTCAACTTTACCTGCTTTTAAACCTAAAACACTATCTCCAGTTTCAAGAATAGTTTTAACTTGGTTAATTTGACTAGTCCATTCACTTAAACTTTTATATTTATTTTTAGCTGAAACATTACTATATCTAGTACCTAAATCATAAATATAATAATTACCTTCAGGGTCTATTTCTAATATACTTACTATATCTCCTTTAGAACTAACAGAATTACCTACAAAGATTTCAGCTTTCATTACAGAACCTCTTTGTTTAGCTTTTTCTATAATTGGAGCTAGTTGTTTAGACAATAAATCATACATTCCTTTAGTTCCAGGAGTCTCTACATAATCAGCAACATAAGTATTTTCAAGAGGAAAAGCTTTTTTAATAATATCAGATTGGATATTTTGAATAACTATATCTGCTTCATTACGAACTTTTTCAGCATCTAATTGCTTTTCAGTTTTAGCAGCTGAATATTTTCCTTTAACTGTTTTAAATATTCTTTTCCAAATATTATCAAATCCGTCAACTGATAACATTCCATCTTTTTCATTTACTTTACTTTGTAAAGTATCTAAAGTAGTAGATACGTTTTGTTGAGAAACTTTTCTATTAAAAGATGGTTTATTTTGATTACGAGTAAACTTTTTAAATCCTTCTATATCTTGTTTAGAACCTAATATATGAATTTGTTCTGGTTCAAATACAATATATTGATAAGCATAATCTAATTCTCCAACAAATCCTTTGTCAGATAATTTTTCTTTAGTTCTAAGTACTGCATCTCCCTGTCTATCTTGAGCTTGAGGATTGTTAACTAATTTTAAATTTTTAGCATTTAAAATTGCAGAAAAAACTTTTGCTGTTTTAACTGCATTGTATTCTTCTAAAGATTCAAATTGACTAAAATCTATAGAACCTTCTGCATAAAAATCTGCAGTTTTTTTACTGTCAGTAAAATAAATACCTTTAGTAGATTGCTTTGTGTTTTTTCCAACTTGATTAATGTCAAAATTATCAAATCTGCCATCAGGTGTTCCATGATAAACAATATCTTTTACTTGACTATCAGGAAATACAGTATCTAAATATTGAGAATATGCTTCTAAAGCTTGTTGTTTTTGTTGTGATGTTGCTTGAAATTTAGGTAATTTTTCTAAATAAAAATTAATTAACTCATCTAAACTATATCTAATTGTAGTACCTTCTTTTTCTATAAACTTTTCAATAGAAGTAGTAACAGATTCTGAACTATTTATAAAATCAGTTTCTTGTTTTTTAGTTATTTGTTTGCCTTCAAAATAATTTTCACTAACCCTTTTATATTCAACAGGCATATTGTTTATAAATAAAGTAACATTTTTTCCTATTTCAGTATTGTTAATTTTATTTAAAGCAATAGAAGAATTACTTACTTTAAACCCTAAAGCTTCATATACCTGATTAGCTAATTCAGGATTAGAATCAAATAGTTCTTGTACTCCTGGTTTAACCTCAATAGATTTAGTTTCAATAAATCCTTGTTTTAAACTAAATATATCAGCTAACTCTTCAATAGTAGTATTTGGAGATAAAGTAGATAATTTTAAATCTTTTTTACCAAACAAATCTCTCATCATTGAAGTTAAAAACTTTAATAACTTATCGACTGCTTTTTCAAATAAACTTCCTGTTTCAGGATTAATATTCTTTTTAGCTAATTTAGTTAATGCTCTAACAGCTAATTCTTCAGCTATTTGATTTTCAGGATATCCTGCTGCAATAATTTCATCACGTAATTGTTCTCCTTCAGGAGTATTAGCTATTTGTTGAACAATAGAAGTAAATAAATTAGGATTATATTTATTTAAAGCTCTCATAAAAGGATGACCATATTCATGAATAGCTGAATCCCAATCTAATCCGTTACCGTAATCAACAATATATACTTTATTGTCAAAATAAAATCCAGTTTCATTAGTATATTTTTCTTCAGTATCTTTTAATACTTCTTGAGCTTGTTCAGGACTAATTATTTCATAATCAATTTTAAATCTTTCTTTAAATGTATCAAGTATTTTAGTAACAGCTTGATTAGAAGCAGTATCACCTTGTACTGAATTAAACATAACTAATTGACCTAAATTAGGTAATTTGTTATTAGCTTTTAAAGCTTTTTGCTCATAAGCAGTTAATAATCTTTCAGAAGGTTTTAGCTCTACATGTACATTTAATTTTTCATAATTAACTGTAGCAACTTTACCATAACTTTTAGATTGAAATGTAGCATTAGCTTCATCTGCAATTCTATTAGCAATAGCTTCAGCTTGTTTACGGTCTTTAGATTTTTCAAATCTAGGACTAAAATTAACTCCTATAGTATAAGAATTAATTTTAGTAATAACTTGATTGTTATAATCATTAGTAGCTTTTTCTATAACTTTTTGAGCTACATTTCTTTTTATTTGTAATCTACAATTTGGTTGTGTCATTTTAATTTTATTTATAACATTTTAAATCATTTTGTCCTACGTCTGGAAGATTATCATCGCTTTGAGTAAATCTATCTTTAAATTGTTGTTCATTAGATATATCTACACCAAGTTCATTTCTAAATTTCCAACCTTTAGGAGCAAGAACTAATGTAGGCAATCCTAATTTAATTCCAGCTTTAGCACCTGCTTCATCAAATCCTGTTTGTCCACCACTTCTAATACTTTCTATTTTAGTTTTAAGATTAGGTGAGTTTACAACTTTATTTAATAAATCATAAGTAAAATCATCAACTTGTTGTTGAGTATATTTACCTTTCATAGTATAAATACCATTACCTGCAATGTTTAATGTTTTAGCATTAACTGAATTTAACTGTTCTACTATTTTATCTACTCTTTCTTGAGTAACTGTTAAAGTGTTAGCATCAATTGAAATATATTTTTTATTTTGACCTAATACAGATTTTTTAGTAAGTAATTCTCCAGCAGAATTAAAATCTACTGCTATTGCAATAGTAGCGTCAGCAGATGCGTTTTTAATTGTTCTTTCTCTATAACCAGATGAAGGTTCTTCTTCAAAAGTTATTAAAGATTGCATTTCATTTATTTCTTCTCTTAACATATCTCTTACAGTCATAACAACTTCTGAAAATCTACCATTATCTTGTTCAATTTCTCTAACTTTATGAGTTATAATAGCATTTCCAGTAGCTAATAACTTTTGAGCAGCTTGAGGATTTTGAACATAAGAATCGTACATTAAATTTAACATTATTGATTTAGAAGTATTATCCCATTCTATAACTTGTTCAGGAGTCAGTTTAAGATTATTTCTATTTGTTAAATTTCTTAATGTTCCTCCATTAGTAGTTTTTAAAATTTGTGCTGCTATTTGCGGATTATTAGCCATTACTGCTTTATAAAAATGAAATCCTTGTTCTACAGATTGAAAAGTATATTGTTTATTACCAGAAGAAGTTTCTACATTAGTTGTAAAAGGTCTAATAGCAAAATTACTTAACTCAGCATTTTCTCCTGTACCAGCATAAATGTTTATTTCTTCTCTAATTGACATATCTTCAAATTCATCTACATTTTCAATAAAATCTTCTTCTTCATTTTCTATTTCTTGTTCTGAAGATAAATTGTAGAATAAAGTTCTATAGTTTTTACTAGGTACAAATTTATATTTATCTCCATAGTATTTTTCATACAAACCTACTTTAGAAGTTCCATCAGGCATAGTTACACTTAACCTAATAAATTCTTTTTCTCTACTTTTTTCTGAAACAATAGTTACAGTACCATTTAAATCTCCAGATATATCAGAAGATTTTAAAAATACTTTTTGAATGTTATCTAATTTATCTCCAATATTAGATAATACTTCAGTTATAGCATTATTAACTTGTTTAGGATTACCTATGATTTCAGATTGTTGAGACAAAGCTTTATTAATAATAGGTAAAATATCATTATAAGGAATTAAACTATAATAAGATAATGGAGATTGAACTACACCTGATTGATAAAGTGAAGCAAGTATCATATCATCATATAACTCTTTATTCATTTCTTTAATTTCACCAAAAGATTTAGTTATGAAATTAGCTTCTAAAGAGTTAATGTTTTTATCTTTAAATCCTATAAGTGAAGGTACATCAGTTTTACCTGATTCTTCAGCTTGAATAGATTGAACTATATAATTGTTATAAAGAACATTAGTAGGGTCAGTTTGAATTTTTTGAATTCTTTTAGCTAAAGTATTATCTCCATAAAACAATGAGTTTTTAATAGGATTGTTTTGTTGAATAATATAGTTAATTATACTACCGTATATTAAAGTAGCTTCTTCAGGAGTAGCTTTTTTAGTTACATACTCACTAGGAACTATTAAATTATCAACAATACTTGTTATAAAATCATTTTTTTGTAACAAAACTAAATCCTTATATATAGATTGTACGAAAGTAAAAGATTTTTGATAAAACACATCAAGAACTGTATTACGTATTAAATTTTCATAAGGAGCTTGTTCGTTATTAACAATAGTAGCTAAAGTATAACCTTTATTGTTAGCCATACCTTTAATAAAATTCTCATAACTTAATTGTTGTAATTTAGTTTCAACTATATCTTTACCAGGACCTTTAACATCAAAAGAAGTATTAGCTATATTTTGACGTATAACATTTGCCATATCCTCAAAATATAAAAAGTCATTTAATAAATCAATTGACATTTCATCATTTGTTTTATCACGTAAAGCTAATGCTTTTACATTATCAATGCTAATAGTTCTTTTACTTCTACTAGCTAACATTTTAGCAGCTTCTTCAGAATTATTATCATATTTATCTACAAAATATTCTAACCTAGTTTTGTATTTTTTAGTTATATTTTGTAATATATTCTTTTTACTTTTAGCTTCTTTACCTTTAACAATTAAAGATTTATTTAATTCAACTTCTTTTAAGTATTCTTGAACTATAGGATTTTTAATCCAATATCTTAAGTATTTATTATTTCCCCCTACTCTAGTAAAAGCAGCAGTAACATCTCCAGTAGCTAAAGTTACTCCTAATTCAGAAAGATAATCTTCTTTTGCAGCATCTACAGCAGCAGTTAAATATTCATTACCTAACATGTTAGATATAACATAACTGCCATCTTTACTTTTAACTCCTGATAATGATATTTCTTCTTTACCATTTATGTTAACAGTATTATGTTCAAAAAACAAAGGTCTTCCTGATTTAAAATGCAAACCTACTTGTTGAGCAAGTACATGATTAGTAACTTGTTGAGCAAATATTCCAACTAAAGCTTTAGCTGCTGACATTTGATTAGCAATTTCACTTAATGTTCTACTACTTAACATATTTTTCCAAGTAGGAACAATTTTAATAGTAGGTAATTTTCTTTTTGTTAACTCTTTAGTTAACTCGTTAGCTTCAGCTTTTAATGTATCAGCAGAGTTAGGAGTTAATAATTGTTCTCTAACTTTAGGGTCTTCTAATATTCTTAATGATTGAGTAATTAATTTATTTTGAAGAACTTCTAATCTTAATTTTTGTAAAAAATCTTCTTTTGATGCAATTTCTTCAGGTTCTTCTTCAATAGAAGTAACATCATTAAAAATAGCAGTTAATAATTTATCTCCAGCTTCATCACCAGATTTATAACCAGCTTTCCATAAAGCATCACCATCAATAGACTCATCAACAAATACTAATTTACCATCTACCTCTCTAACATTAGGTATAAAAAGATTCATTTTATCCACGTCAAAGTCAGAACCACCTTGAGTAGTAATTTCTCTAGGCATTATAATCATTTGGTCAAAATGTTCTGGTAAGAAACCTACTACTTCTAAATGAAGCATAGAGTTATGACCTTGAGTAGGAATACGATAACCTATATTAATTAAACATCTTTTATCATCAATAATATATTTACCATCTTCTCCTTTTCTTACAAATTCTTTGTATTTAGCAGGAAGAATAATTTGAGCAGCTCCAGTATTTTTACCTAAAGATAAAAACTTTAATCCATTATTATCTATATAATCTTGTTTATGAGTATCACTAACAAAATCAATAGATGTTTTAGTATCTACAGTACTTCCTGGTTTTAATTCCCAACCATGTTGAGATACTTGTACTAAAGCAGAACCATGAGTATAAAGTTTAATTAATTTATTAGTAACTATAGAGTTAAGTAAATTCATTAACTTTTGTCTTGAAGGCATACCATCAATAGGATGAAGCAAGTTTCCTCCCTCGTCAATAATAGTTTTTATAGCCTCAATAATGTTAACAGGTAAGTTTCTAGAAAGTAATTCTTGATTTAACATATCAACTAATTTTTTATAATTAGTTATTTCTCCGTTAACTATACCAGCTTTATCATTTAATTTATCTTCTTCAATTTTAGAAATTTCTTTTAATGTTTCAATATTTTCGTCTAACCATTGTTTGTATTGAGGGTCAGTAGCTTCTCCATTCTCAAACAAATCCATATAAACTAACTTACGTTGCTGAGTTCCTTGTAATTGACGAGAACTTGTTTTTTGATTAATGTCTAACTGAATTCTAAAATCTTCCATAGGAAAATCTACAATTGCAGATTCATTAAAATCTATAGTTCCATCTTTAAATAAATCACGTAACTCTTTAGGGTTAGCCATTTTAATTCCGCTTTTAGGTATAACTAATCCTATACCTTTTTCTCTCATTAAATTATACTTATCTTCATTTAATGTTCCAACAACATCACTTTGAAATATAGGGTAAACCGAAGTCTTAATATATACAGGAACTTTATATTCTATTCCGTTTTTACCTTTAACAGTAACTAAAGAATAACCTACAGGTTTTATAGGAGGAAATATACCTTTATATTCTTTTCCTAATTTTTGACCTTTTATTAATTTTTGAAAAGCTTGTTCTTGAGCATCACTCCATTGAGAAGCTCTACTTAAAACTTCTCTATATATTTCTAAAGGCATAGTACCTTGAGCATCATCTACATTAATAGCATCATCTCTATATCCAGGATGAAACTTTTTTAAATCTTCATCATTAGACGAAGCCATAGTTTCAGCATGAATCATTACTTTAATTTTATTAATAGGATAATTCATAGGAATAGGAAGATTAGACCTATCGTTTTGAACAATAGTATCTCTAGCAGCATCAACTCTAACTTGTCTACCTTCAGCTACACCTCCAGCATTACGTTTAAAAAAGTTATCAGGTTTAACAGCTACCATTGAACCATACATTTCTTGAGTAATTTCTACACCAAATAAAAACTCATTAAAATTAATTAAATCTAATGTAGTATTTAATTTAGTTATAAAATTAGGTTCACTAATTTTAGGCATAACAAATTTAGGAATAGGATTACCGTTTTCCATTACAATTGCTCCGCTAGAAACTAATGATTTTTTTAACTCACCTTGTTGAAAAGCTAACCATTTTTGAAAAGCAGTTTTAAATTCTTCTTTATTTAAAGGTTTAGTTACAATTCCTAACACACCTTCAACTTCTCCTCTACCATGCCAAAAATCAATAGGGTTTTCTGCACCATATTTCCAATCAGGATGAAAATTACTAACTGTATCTCTTTGATAAGCTTCAAATAATCTAGTATATAATTTAGGTCCAATAGCAGTATAAGCCATATAACCATTATAATATTCTTCTTGATTACCGCTAAGAGGTTTAGTAAATTTTAAACTTCTAACTAATGTTTTATCTGAAGTAACTGGAATATTTATAGAAGGTTCTGAACTAAACATGTTGTTTATCTTAGTAAGATAAATTTCACCTAAAGTTAACTTGTTAAAGTTTTTAGATTCACTTCCATTACGTTCTTTTAATCCTGAAGATATATTAGGTTTTAATGCACTAACTAACATATTTTCAAATAAATTTCTTTTAGTAAGACTTTTTAAACCATTAAATAATCTACTAAAATAATTATGATTAGAGTTAGTATTGATAGTTTCTCCTTCTGCATTTCTAACAGAAGTTCTAATTACTTCTTTTTCTTTGCTAACTAAATAACTTAATATTTTATCTAAATTACCTCTTTCAGTATCTCTACCAAAACCTTCATCTAACCATTCAATATTAGGATGTTTTTTAACAAACGCCATTATATAACTAGCAGGTAATTCTAAATAAGAAGGCAATTCTGTTAAAGGAATACCCATTGCATTTAATAAAGCTAGACTTTGTTCTGAAGTAGGTTTATCTACTAACATATCTTTAATAGCTTCATAATTAACTACAGTTTTACCACTTAATTTTTTAGCATATTTAGAAGTTCTAAAATTAGATTTAAATTGATTGATTAAACTATTTTTAGTTTTCATATCAACTTCACTGTATGATTGTTTTTCACCAACTTGTGCAACAGTTATATCATAATTAGCTTTGTTAAATGATTCAGCAAATGAATCTTGTAAAGATGAATAAGCTATATCATTACCATTAACACCTAATCTATCTAAAATTTGATTAATAAAAGGATATTTATAAGAATTTGCTTGTAATATTTGTATGCCTTCAGGATAACTAACGCTATTAGCTAATAAATTACTAACAACTCCCCATACATAATTAGAATTTATTGGTCTAGCTAAACCATAAGTCATTTCATCACTTTTTAATGAAGCAAAAAGATACTGAACTTCATCAGAACCTCTAGCCATTAAATCAACCATGTTAGAAGAAAACTCTCCTATCTTATCTTTAGAATTAGAATCTTCATCAAAACTATCATCAATAGGAACAGAAAGATGTTGAAATCTAGTAGCATTTAATAACTGAATGTATTCTTTAAAGTTATCAGCAATGTGATTCATTCCTTCATCTCTCAAAAATTGAGGCAAAGTTTCTAATACATCAGCACTATATTCATTAATAATTTTACGAGTAATAACTGGAGATTCAGAAAAATCCATTATCCACTCAAAATATAATGATTGGAGTATATCTAAAATATTCTCTATGTCAGGTACAGACTCTGTTTTTTTATAATAAAACGCAATTAGTTCTTCCGCAGTAGGAAATGATGAAGTTTGATTATCATCTAACCAATTGTTTAATAAACCTACTATTTGAGTATCATTTAGAAAACTGCTAAATGTAGGTTGCATTTTTTTTACAAACTGCCTCACTTGAGGTAAGTTTGGGTCTATACAAGATTTTGACATACGATACAAAGATAATTATTTCTTTTTGTATTTATTTGCTTTTCCACTTAAATTTTTACCATCAGGTAAAGCAGGAGTTTTTCCATTACAATCACTAATAGATTCATCTGCATCTTGTTTCATATCTTCTTGAATCTTAATAATTTCAGAATTGTCAACTGTTTCAGGTTTACTTTCTAAAGCTGCTAGTTCTGTATCAAATTTAGTTTTTAATTCATTTAATATATCAACTCTTCCTTGTTCTTTAGCTGTTTGCATTGCTTTAAAAAATGCTTCAGCTATAATTTGACGTTCTTCAGATTGTGTATTTTTATCAGGATGTACAGTTTTAGCGTATTCTTTAAATAATTTTCCAGCTTCTATTTTATTTGTTTGTACTACTTCACCTTTAAGAGTTTTATTCATAGCCTCAAATATTTGAGAACCTAAATTATCAGGTATAAATTCACCTTCAACAATTTTACCTGGTTGATTTGTATCAAAATTAAATAAAGATTCAGACCCAAATACTTTTGATATAGTATCGTTAATTCTTTTTTCTATATTAGTTTTTTGTACAGGTGTTACAACTTTACTTTCTAAAGCAGCTAGTTCTGCATCATATTTAGCATTGATTGTTTTTTCTTTAGCAGCTTTAATGTCTTGTGATTGTTTATCAGTATAATCATCCTTTACAAGTTCTGTCTTTATAATTTTTGCATTTTCATCAAAATCATATTTAAGTAAATTTTGAAAATCTTCTAATGTGGGGTAACTTTGGAAATTTTTACTTGCGTTATCTGCTGTAGTTTCATTTGTCTTTATGTGCCTAACTAGTGTACTTCCATCTTTATAAGTTATAATTTTAAATATTAAATTATTTGTCCCATCATTTACAGTTATATTTTCGTTTTTTATGGGAGTTTCTTTATTTAATTCTTCTTGCCTTCTTCTTTCTATATCAGCTTTAGCATCTGTAACAACTTTAACTTCTGGTTCAGTACTATATGTAGGCATAGCTCTTCCTTCATCATCAAAATCAACATCTATAACATATATAGGTTCAGGTTTTGTTTCTTCAATTGGGTCAGTAACATATCCGTTTTCATCCATTTTATAACCATAGTAACTATTAATAAATGGAGTTTCACTATCTACAAAAGTTCCAATTAAAGGATTTTCTCCACCAAAAATATAATCATTATATGTTGTAGTTTTACCTTTCCATTCTCCATCAATCAATGCAGGAAGCATAAAATCAGAATCAGGTTTTATATCTTTTTTAAAGTTAACTTCATTATTACCAGCCAATAATGTTTCATATATAGCTTGTTTAACAACTTCAGGACTATTTTCAAAAGTAAATTCTTTTCTACCAACAACTAAACTTCCATTCTTTTTAAAGAATATCTGTTTTTCTTTATTTTGTCTAGCTGCAATTAGAATTAAACTATCTACTATACCTCTACCAACAGATTGATTACCAACTATAGTTTGCTCTTTACCATTAACAGTTATAGTATTTTCTCCTGTTGATAGTTTATAATATATTAAATCTACTAAATTGTTAAGTTGTTCGTCTGATAATTTATTTTTAGATAAAGCTCTAATGTTAACTATGTTAGCTCCAGCATCAATAGTTTGAAATATCATTTCTCCTAAATTAGCATTAGCTACAATTCCTTTATTACCATTAGAAAACTCAATAATACCATTTCCTTTTTCATCAATTTCTGTTACAACACCTATACCATTAGGCATTAGTTGTACATTATCTACATAAAGTCCAGATTCATATTCATTAATATGTTTAAAAGTATCAGTAATAGGATTAACTTGCATTTTACCATCAATCATAGGAGTAACATTCATTATTCCTCCAGATTTAGTATCAACAAGTAAATTTACTTTTTGACCTGTTTTAATTTTATCAATTAATTGTTTTCTATAAGTAGTATATTGTTCTAACAAACTATCAATAGCTCCTTGTTTATCAACAATATTTTCATTTTCCATAATAGCATCAAACTCTTGAGTTCTGTATATGTAATCAGGATTATGCATACGAGTAACAGCACCACCAACATTTTTACCATTAGCTTGTAATTGTAAACTTATTGGAATAAATGCAGGATTTGACATTAAGTCTTCTCTAGTTACTGGAGGTAAACTTACATTATTTTCTTTAGCAAAGAATGCTCTATCACTATTTATAGAATTTAATTCTTCATCTGTAACTTCTCCAATAGTAGCTACAAAACTATAAATAGTTGGTTCTGAAGTAGCTTTTCTAACTAAAGGTGTATTTAAAGCTTTAGAAGAATACTCTATAAATCTTTTAAACAATCCATTTAATTGATATATAATTTTACCTGCAACAGTAGTTTCTTTTTGCTTTTCTGTTCTATCAATAGTTCCATCACTATTTTTCTTAAAGTTATGACCTTGAATTGAAGAAGAATGAATGTTTGGTTTTTTAATACTATAGTTAATAGTACTTTCTTCTACATCATCTATATCATTATCTATAACGTCAGCACTATTTTGTTCATTAAGTTCATTAATAACTCCTTGCTTAACTTCAATTTCTTCTACAAATATACCGTCTTGCTCAACATAATTTCCATCTTGATAGGTAACTGTTTTAGTAGTTCCATCAGCATTCTTAATAATAATAGGTGTACCGTTTTTTATTCCATTTTCTATAACTTCATCTGCTTCAATAGATGTTTTAATCTCATCATCTATTTTTTTCTCAAAAGCTTTATTAGTTTTTTCAGCAATTTCATCTGCTTTCTTTTCTAATTTTTCAGGTTTAGCTGTAAAAAGTTCAAGAGTTTTATTTAAACTAGTGTATTGGTCAACTAAAGCTTTTCTAGTTTCAGTTAAACTGTCTAACCTAACTTTATTAGGTGGAGTTAATTCTCCTGTTGTAAAATCAGGAGCAATATTAGATAATTGTTTATCTACATCTTGAATTTGTCTATTAATAGCATCTTGACGTATAGTAGTTTCAGTTAATAAATTAAATGCTGGAGTAGATAAATTTTGAAATTGAGGAATTAACCTTAAAGATTCAATATTTCTTTTTAATGCTTTAGCTTCTTCAATTTTAGTAGTTGCTATTTGTGAAGCTGACATTTTATTACCTTGTTTATCAGTAGGTACTTGACCAAAATATTGTTCTAATTCAACATCAGTAGCTTTACCCATTACTTCTAACTCTTCAATTAAATCATCAAATTTATTAGCTTGTACTCTTGAAGCAACTAAATTATTAAATTGAAGTTTATCAATTAATTCAGCAGATTCTAAATCTCCTTTAGCAATAGCTTCTTCACGTTTAGTTTCTAAATTAGCATATACAGTTTGAGCTTTTACAAACTCAGGATTTAAAATATATTTACCTTCAGTATTTTTAATAAATTTTTCACTACTAAAAGTAGGATTAGCATTTAACTCATCAACAGTAGATTGCAATTGAGCATTAACTTGTTTAGAGTTTACTCCTTTTAATATAGTTCCTACACCTCCACCAAGAACTGCTCCAAGCAACATAGACTTTTGACCTTCTACTGTTGTAAACAATTCATTCATAGAACCTAATACTCCAGTACCAAAACTATATTTTCCAGGTTCTTTAGCTGCTTTTTCTGCACCTTTTTGTAAAAGGAATTGAATACCTTCTTCACCTGCTTCTTGACTAGATTCTTTTAATATTTCTGATATAGCTTCTTTTTTACCAACTTGTTTTACTGCATAACCTATTCCTTTTTCAGCAGTATTTTTTATAATACGTTCAAAAGGATTTGGTTTAAACCATCTTGTGTACTGAGCAACGTCACTTACAGCTAAAGCCATGTTACCATAAAAAACATTATCTCTTTGTCTTTTAGCAGTTTCTTCATCAATTCCTTCTGCAATTAATGACTCATAAGTTTGATTAGCTTCCATTGCTGATTCACCAATTCTACCTACAACTGCTCCAGTAACAGAAGGAACTTTAGACATAAATTTACCTAAAGCTAATGCGACTTGACCAGTTTCAGCTTTCATAGCACCCATAGCTATTGATTTAGCAACATTAGCTTCTAATGTACCAAGTTTAGCCATTGTACCTAACTTACTTATTCCACCTAAAGCTTTGGTAATACCTGCTCCAGGTATCATTGCAGATAACATAAAACCTAAACCGTTAACTAGTTCTGTACCTGTAGCTGCACTTATTAAACTTTCTTGTTGTTCTTGAGTATAATATGTAGGAAGCAAATCTTCTTTAATGTATTTATCTAACTCACTAATACTTTGATTTAATGGATTGTTTAACATTGTATCCATAAAATCAGTATTATCTTCACCAGTTATAGCATCACCTATTTGACCTATTGCTCCAGCACCTGCTCCTGCTAATGTACCAGCAGTACTTAAAGTTGCAGTTAAGAAAGTACCTAATCCTTGACCTAAAGTATTACCTATTTTAGATATAGATGATTGACCTTCTGCTCTTTCATCATTCCAACTTTTTTGGTCATATGGTCCTTTAATATATTCAGATTCACCTCCTATATAAGGTTCGTATTTTCTTAAGTCTACACCTCTTATGTTCTCTAGTTGTGCATTTATTGGAGAAGCACTTTCAACATAAACTAATTCTCCATTTTGATTTTTAGTAAATGGCATATTATAATAAATCTATATACGAAGTTGATTGTTTAATGTTTCCGTTTTCATCTTTAACAGGTCTTCCTGAAGGAGTAATTAAATAATATCTATTAGATTTTTCTTTAGTTTCAGGATTAATACCATATTGAATTTCTAATTCTCCTTGCCCAGCAGGCATTCCTGTATTTCCAATTTGATTTTCTTCTAAAATAGTGTTTATACTTTTTCTTTCTCCTTGACTAAAATCAGAAGTATTTTTAAACGAATTCATAGTACTTATTCCAGGAAAACTTTTTTCTAAAGCAACTAACAACCTATCATCTTTAGGTTCAACTAAAACAGTTTTATTTGTTTTATTGTCTTTTAGTTCTATAACAATACCTGTTCCATTACCTAATGGTCTGTCAGTTACTTTACTAATTTGATAATCTGCTTCAGGTTCAAGTTTACCTTTAAATTGTTTAAAATCGTTATTACTTAATGAGGTTTTCATCCATGTATTTAACTGATTTATTTCTTCTGCATTATTATAATGTGGGACTAACATATTTACGTTTTGAAACCCAACATTTTCTTTACTTGCTTTATTATATCTTCTTTCTATTTCAGTATCTAAAGATATTGTTGCCCCAATATGTTTATTTAATTCTTTAAAAAGCGATTTTACTTTAGGTGAATCTAAAGAAGACTTTTCATCTAATGATGTCAATGCATCACCTATATCCATTTGAAAATAATTAGCTAAACTTTTTTGTTCTTCTGGAGATAAATCTTTTATTTTATCTAATGCATTGTTTAAATTTTGATAATTACTTTTTTCTGATGCAGAACTTGTTTTTAATTCATTTTTAACCCATGATTTTATATTATATAAAGAACCTGCTTCACCTTCAAGACCGTTAACAAGTGCTCTTCTTAAAACAGAACCGTCTTTACCATAAGAATCAGCTAAAGAATTAACTACTGTTGGAGCATTTACTTTATTTTTTGCAGCTAAAGAAGCATTTAATTCAGTATTGTATTCGCTTTGAACATCACTATAACTATTAGTATAACCAAATTTATTAGCAGCAGCATTCCAAGCTCTACTCATATTATCACGTTTAACCATTTCTCGTCTTTGCTCTAAAGTTTCTCCTTCACGCAAAGGTTCATAATATACACTAGCTTTAGTATCTCTATCTATTGTAGCTTGTAAACTAGGACTAGCAGCAGCATAATCATCAAGTGCTTTAATAATATCAGTATCTTTTACTTTTTCCCATTTGTTTGCACTAATTTCATTGTAAGCACCTCCAGCAGATATAGTTCCATCTGATAACTTATCTCCAGGCTTAGTAAATATAGTTTTACCTTTTTTACCACCACCAGAATCTGCTTTAAAACCACTAGCAAAACTATCTGCAAATTTAGCAAAATCAGTATCAGCTACTAAACTAGGAGCAGATACACCTAATCCACTAACAAATCTATTTTCTTTATCAAATGTTGATTTTCCTTGAGCTTTTTCCCATTCTGCTTTTTGATAAGCTTTAACTCTAGGGTCAATAACATCTTTATTAGTATCAATATAATCTCTATACTTTTGCATAGTTTTAGCTTTTTCAGTTAAACCTGTATAGATGTTAGCAAAATCTTCAGCATCAGCTAATGTTTGCCATTGCATTTTGTGATAATCTCCAGTTGTTGCTCTATCTTTAAGACGTGCAGAATAAGTATCTGTAATTTCTTTTGCTAACTCTTGGTCTTTTGGGTCAATTGACCCCATTAATTTTTTTGTAAGTGCTCCGATTTTTGTATCTGTTTCGATAGCTTTATCATAACGATTTTGTAAGACTTCTCCTACTTTAATACCTGCTTCTAAAGGTAGTTGTTCTGGAACAATCTGTAGTTTTGGTGCGACATATTCCGCCTGATTCCAATTTATAGCCATTTGTAGTTTTATTTTTAATACTGAACTACAAAGATAGATATATTTTAAATAAAAAAAGTCCAAATTATTACTTGGACTTTTTTTAGTTTTATTTCTTTAAAGAACGTTTTTTAATAGTACCGCCATATTTTCCTTTTCCATCAGGCATTCCTATATCTCTACCAACATTACTAGCATACATGTTTTTCATAACATTCCAATAAGCTAATTGATTTTCTTTAGATATTTGATTATTAAACATATTACTCATGTTATCTCCCATAGCACCAGTAGATTTCATTCTATTACCAGCTTTCCATAATTCATAATTTTGTCTATTTTCTAAATTATATTGGTCAATACCTAAATTAGAACTTACACCTTGATTATAAGCAGCAGCTTGTGCTCCACTATAAGCATTGTTTAATTGTCTATTAGCATTTTCTTGAGTTTGGAAAGAACGACCTTTACCCATCATTTGTTGATTTCTAATCTTTTGTAAGTTAGCAGCTTGAGTAGAATAACTACCGCTTCCTAAATTTAAACCTCTTCTTGCAGCAGCAGTTTCAGCATCAATAGCAGCTCTTTCAGCAGAATAGTCAACATACTCAGGACTTCTACCTGCACTAAAAGTTACAGGCCCAATACTTCTAGGAGCTTTTACTTTATTAATTTGTTGATTTTGCATTAAGTTAGTTAAACCTTGAGTAGCATAACCCATATTTTGAGGAGTAAAATAATTAGAATTTGTATTATTTGGTTCACTTTGTCTAAAAGATTGAGTACCTTTTGTTACAGAAGGTCTTTGAACTCCATAATTATCAGCAACAACTTGATTAGGTTGTGAAGGAAACAGATTAGAATTTTTGTTTTCCATTCCCCATTTATATTGAGCTAAAGGGTCTGTAATAACTACAGCAGGGTCGCTAAAAATTACACCATTACCGTTTTCACCATCATAATGCGTTAATCCACCATGCCTCATAATTCTAACATTATGTGCAGGAATACGCCCACCTTCTTCATAAGGAATATTATTTATTGTTCTTTTATCATAACCTGTACGTTTTATTAAATTATATCCTTTTTTATCGTACATATTTGCAAGAGGTATCATATTATCGTTAGTCATCTGTTCTTGAGCTTGTACATAAAAATTATATAACTCATTAAGTTTTATTTTATCCGAATCAATAAATTTTTCAGTTCCTGGATATTTATAATTACTCATATCACCAGGACTTACGTAATCTGTATTATATTTATTATTAAATTGTTGTATAGGATTTCCTTTTTCTACTGTTCCACCTTTAGCAAACATTCTACGTTGTTTAGTTTCTTCTTTTATTGCTTTCATTTCTTCTTGAGTATTAAATAAATTATCTAATTGTTTATTAAATAACATTTCAGTATTAGACTTAGCTTGACTATCAGGTTTTTTATCTAATTTAGCTATTTTACTATTAATTGATTTAGCGTCTTGAGCAAAAGTTCTTTTACCATTTTTTAATCTATCGCTAAATACTCTAGTTCCTTCAGGTACATTAACTTCAATACCACCCATTTCATGAGACGGACCATCAACTCCCATTACAGTACCATTAGGTAATTGCATTTGTTCTTGCAATTCTAATTCAGCAATAGCACCAGGTTGGTCATCATTAATTGTTCCTCCATAAGGATACATATTATTAACATTAGTAGGCATAGTAGTTATTGGAGAATTAGGTCCTCCAATTCTTCTTTTAGACGTAATAATGTTGTTAGCTTCAGCTTGCATTTTCTTTACTTCATTTTCTTCCTCTTTGCCTTGAAAATATCCCATTGCTCCACCAGCAAGACCACCAACAACAGTACCTACAGGACCAAACATAGAACCAGCAGCTGCTCCTTTTAAAGCACCTTGACCAATAGATTTTCCTGTACCTTGATATGTACCAACAGCATTACCTTCAGTATCAGTTACTTGATTATCAGGAATAGCACCTAATGCTAGTTCACCAACCATAGCACCTAATTGAATAGGTCCAGTCATATCTCCACCTTGAGAATATTGATTTAAAGAACGATTAATTGTTCCTCCATCTTGATGTTTCCATTTAGAAGCATTTTTAGCAAAGTTTGCACGTTTAACAATAGTAGAAGAATAATCTTCTTTATTAGCCATTACGTGACTAGCTGCTTCTTGTACTCCCATACCATGAGATTCTGCCCATGAAGTAAATTTACCTTTGTTTTCAGGTTTAATATGTATATTACCTCCTTCACTATAAATATAACCTCCCATAGCCATATTAGCTATAATATTTTCTTGAACTTCTTTAGGTAAAGCATTAAATCCTGGATTGTCTATGACACCTCCTTCTTCCATTTTAGCTTTAATCTTACGTTCTTGCTTTAACATTTCTTTGGTAGGCTTTTTGCCAGAACCAGCATTATTTCTCACGTTGTCCCATAAACCACGTTTAGAATAAGAACCATCAGCTCTTTTAATCATTCCACCTTTTTTATATTCGGGTAATGTTCTTTGTTTCATTTATTTTAAGTTTTTAAGTTTGTACAATGTGCTGTAAATTAATGTTTTAACTTCATCCATTTGATTTTGTAAATCAGAAAAAGTTGTAACCATTCTAGCATTTTCTACAAAGTTAGCTAATTTTTCTAAATAACTTATTGCATTAACATCTGTTAAAGTAGGACGAGGTATTTCTATTGAGTTATTTCTCCAAGCAAATGTTTCAAATAAAGAATCTGCAAAACCTGCTATCTCTTCATAAAATCCTCCTAAAGCTTTATGCTCAGAATAAGATTTAGATACTAAATGAAATTTATGTATAATAGTTACTGATTCTAATAATTCAGCTACTAATTGAGGAACACTATATCTAGATTCAGATTTTTTAATATTAAGCATCATAATTTTTATTTTTAATTGTTATCGTATATTTTTAATTACTAATTTAGTTACATCAAGTAAATACAGTTTAGGTTTTTTATTAATTCTACTTATTTCAGTTAATTCAAAATTACCACCAAATACAATAGGTTCATATAATTTAATAAAATAATTTACACCTGAATTGTAAGATATAACTTTAACATATATAGAAAAAGTACTTGTAGTTAATTTTAATATATCACCTGCACTAAAAGTTACAGGGGTATTTAAATCAGCAGTAATATAAGTAGCATAATCAGATGGTGACAATAATTCACTTGTACCACCTAATAAATCTTCTTCTTCTGTATGAGTAAAATATTTAAATCTAACTCCAAACCAAAAATCTACTAATTTTTTAATCTTAGTCCAATGTTTATTAAGATTTAAGTTATTAGTAAAAGGTCTATACCATAAATCATTGTCAACTACTTTTAAATTATTATCAGCAGTATTATCTCTAAATTCATTATGTGACCAATATCCTTCTAAGTTTCTACTATTATCAGTATTTACAATTGTATTTTCTTTAGATAGTTGATAAGAGTTATAAGCTTGAGCAGTATCAAATGTAGTAAGTACTTCTTCATTATTACTAGTATCTAAAGCTTTAGTCTTCCATTGACTAGATATCAATCTAGCTGGTTCATTATTATTAAATACAGGTTCAATAATTGAAGGTACGGGCCCATTGTTATTAGGAATAAGCAATACATCTTTATTATGTTCAAACATAACATTTTCTTTAGTCCAAAAAAATTGAGTATTATTATTTACATAATTATCAGGATAAAAATTATAATAACTAGCCCAACCTTTAAAATCAGGATAATATCCTATTGTATATCTTTCTTCAACAAAATAAGTTTTATCGTTAAAGTATACACCTACTGCATAATGACCCCCACCTAAATCTATACCATCAGGTAATAAAGTAGAAGTTATTCTATATAATTGATTTTCATATATAAAAAGATTTCCTATTGACCAATTGTTGTCAATTTCTTCTTTATCATATTGACCTTTAAATTGGTCTATAAAAGTATCAGTTACAGTTAAATCTTTTTTAGTAAGTAAATATCTTTTATAATAATTATCAAATCCAGCTATGTATCCATAATATATAGAATCTTTACCTTTAAATTTAAAATTATCATAACTATATAGTATTTCCCAATTAGTACTTGTAAAAGTAGGGACATCAGTTGTTGTATTTAAACAATTCCATAAAGCATTATTATATTTACGAACTTGTCCTGTTACATAAGTACCTGCTGTCCAAGTAGGACAAAGATTAAATATTAAATTTCTATAAAAGTTTTCAAAATTTAATTTTATATTTCTCATAAAAAATATAGACAAACCTTCATCAGATATAATTTTTAATCCATCAGCTAATAATATAATTTTATTAGTATTAACGTCTGGATAGAATATACCGTATTGAGTAAGAACACTAGCAAATTGGTGATGTAATCCTCCATACCCACTATCAGTAAGAATTAAATCTTTTGGAGGATAATCAAACAAATCGCCTGCTCCAACAAATGCTTCACTTTCATCAGTTTTAATCCTATCTCTTGTAGCTGTAGCTTTAATACTATTTTCATGATGTATTATTAATCTATTATTATAATTTGTAATATTTACTATTTCACCTTTTGATTTTTCAATATCAGTATATTCGTTAGCTAAAAATGTTCTATAGTTATCAACAATACCTTCAGGATTATCTTTACTTGACCTTGCTATTCTAGTAGGAAAAGAATTAACACTAGGTATAAAATTTTTAGAATGAATATTAGGTTGTTTTAAATCATTAACAGAAGTGTAATCAGTATTGTAACCATAATAATTACCAAATCCATTAGGTAAAAGAGGTACATTCAATACAGGTACTATATCTGTTTTAGGATAATATATATCATATTGATTAGGACCTTCATGTCTATAGTTTACATTGTTAATAGTTTCAGCTAAGTATTTATGTAATATTCTCCATTCACCTGCTGTATTACCAGTTGTTGCAAAATTAAGAGCAGGAACAATATCACTTGTACCTCTATAACCACTCCAACCAACAAAAGTATCTCCACCATAAACTACAGATGTAGATTGACCTGTTCCGTCAAAAGCATCAGAAGTAAGAGCAAAACTATTATTAGTAAAAGCTAATTCTTGAAAATCAAATGAATTATAAACATCTGTTTTATAATTATATAAGTTACATACAACTAATTCGTTATACTCATTACTTTCTGTACCAGGAGAACCAGAAGTTTCAAAACCAGGGTGGGCAGCACTAAAAGTATATGCTATAAATCCATTAGGATATAAATCATCAGAATCTAATATATTTTCAGTTTCAAGAATTATATGTTTATCACTTTTATAATGATTAGTTTTTAATGTAAAATCAGCTAAAGGTACACCTCCAGTAAGAGCATTGTTAGGTATGTTTTCTATTGTTAAACAAGGTTTTGTTCTTCTTAAAGCTATAGCAGGATTAGTTGAATGCATAATTTCAGCATTAGCATCATCTACATCCCAATAAGCTTTAACTACATAATTTAAATTTCCAGTATTAGACCAAACATCTCCACTACTATTATAGTTAAGTAATTTCATTTTTAAAGTTTTTATAGGTTTTAAATATGAAATTGAAGAAGGGTTTGTTAATTGAGATATAGCATCAAAAGGTGCTGCTTTAAATCTATCTTCAGAAAGTATAAGTCTTTTAGCAAGAGGTAATTCAAATTCAGTTGTACCAGTACTACCAAAATCAGCTATAGATAATGTAGTTCCTACACTATAACTAGTATCGTTAGATAATTGACCTGAACCATCACTAAAAGGAGCATTGTCGTCACTAACTTTAACTAACAATACATCATTTAATAATAAACTTTGACCAAATACTAATCTGTTTTCATTACTTCTCTTAGCATAGTAAAAATTAATAGCAACTATTTCATTTTCTAATTCTTCAGGAAGTCTTATATTACTAAATACTAAACCTAATCTTTTATACTGGCTTGTATCATTTCCATCAGTTTGTAAATATTTAGGATTAGGCATTCTATGATGTTTAACATGAGTACTTCTTAAAGTACCTAAACTTGTTCCATCTGAATCTAAAATATCCCAATCACTTAAATTAGGATAAAATTCATTTTGATTTTCCCAATATCCTAAGTTAGTACTAGCTAATGGATTATAAGAAGTATCAAATGCATGAAAAGTTTGAGAGTTAATATCTATATTAGTCATTTCTCCACCTGGACTAGTATCAGCATCTCCACCACCATCATATGTCCAAACATCATATGGTAAACCAAAATCTGCAATTCTAATAGTTTCAGTTGTAGCTTTAACACCACCAGCATATTTGGGTAAATCTATATTAGCTGAACTTCTTCCAGGAATATGATAAGCTTCACTTTCGCTACCATCTACATAAGAAACAGTTGCATAAAGTGCATACACTTCATCATATTGAAATACTCTATCTGTATATATAGTTTTTTCATTACGAAAATCATCACTATTATTTACATTACCTATTTCATCAATATCAGCATTAACTACTATATTATTAATCCAAGGTTGTAAACTAGTTCTTTCTTTTTCTTTTAAATTACCTATATATAATTGACTATCAATTTGAGTAACAGTTTTAGCTATCCAACCAATTTTATTTACTAATACATCTAAAGAAGATGTAGGTTTATTAGTTAAAGTAGGTATTGATAAAGAAAATGTAGAACCAGTTATAGCATGAAAATCATAATCATAAACAGTAAATACACCACCTATCTTAGCTACAATATATATTCTAAAATAAGTAAAAGATGTTTCAACATTAGATATAGATATAGTAAAACTTTTAGAAGTAGGAGTATTAGCTGCACAACCATCATATTGGCTTACATCACTTAAAAAGTTTTCATCTACTATAGATATAGGATTTGAAGGAAATAAAGTATTAGTTTCATTAAAATTTTCATCAGCGTAAGCAGCTATAGCATAATATACACCTGAAGGTAAATTTCCACCAGTATTTATTTCTTGTAAATTTATTATATTATTAGTAAAAGGAGTTAATACATTTAATTTATTAAACTCAACAGTACTAACTATTCTATAAAAATTATCAGTATTTATATTAGGATTATCTATATTTAGACATCTTATAGGATTCTTATTATCAACAAAATAAACAGTAATTGTATTATCAAAATTGATTTTATATGTTCCTTGAATTTGAGTATTTAAATCCCAACCAAAATCAATAACATCTCCAGCAGCAGGGTCAGGATAATTATCTCGCAACAAAACTCTATAACTTCCATCTGTAGACAAGACTCCTATTTCAGCATTAACCAATCTTCTGTTAAGACTGTTAATAACTGAATTTCCAGGAACACAAGAAAATATAACAGTTTTTCCATCTAATAATGGAATTTTACCAATAGTTACAGCAGTAAAAGTTTCAAGAGTAGGATATAGATGTAAAGGGTCGTTTCCATCTTCAGTTACAATAGAACCAAGTTCAGAAGTTAAGTTAACATTTATATTTAATCTTGAACTTTTATCAGGTTGATTCTTAGGGTCGCCTTCAGTATTTAATAAAAATGGTTGCATTATCTTCTATATTTTTGATTGATAAATGTTTCAGGAATACTATTAGTATAGAAGAAATCTCTAGCAGCATTAGTGTTAGGAATTAATCGGGCCCAACTATTAGCAAATGCTTCAAATCTAGGAATATCAAACATCTCTAATTGATTTTCTGCTTGACCTCTATGTTTAATATAATTCATTTCTGCTTTCTCATAAGTAATTTGTCTATTAGGATGTTCAAATCCTCCTAGCATTAACTGTTTAGTAATGTACCAAAATATACATTCACTTGTAGCAAAATTATCTGGAACTAAAGGATAACCTTCTTCATCTGTAGGAATAGCTTGATAGAAAACACATATCTCTTCGTTATCTTCTATATTAGTATTAATATAATTAGGATTAACTGTATAGCTAAAATCATATTCACTTATAGTAGCATTAATACAATCATCACAATGTAAATTATAATTAAATGTTTGAGAACCATATCTTAACCAATGACCTCTATAGCTTACAGATTTAATTAAATGTAAATCACAAGGTAAAGGTGTCTTACCATTAGTTATAGTAAGATAAGCTGTTTTGTCTTCAAGATTAATTACACTACCAATACTTTCTAAAGCATCACCTGCCCAGACAATACTTTCGCCAATTAATCTATCAGTATGTTGAGAAAGTAAATTACCATAAGCACCAAATACTTTATCTATTACACGTTTGCAAGAAACAGCTTTATAATTCATAACTTTTACCTTTGAGTTACAAAGGTAATTATTTTTTAGAATATATAGGAAATTTAAAATGATTTAAAGGTTCTTTAAGAACTTGTCTTAGTTTATTGTTAGCTCCAGTAGTACTTTCAATTCCATTAGTTCTAGAAGATTTAAACTTATATGCGTTATGTCCTTTGACATTACATTTTTCTTTAACCCATTTAAAACCTACATAGTAATTGTCAGTTATATAAACTACTTTGCCTTTTTCTAGTTTACCTTCAGCTTTAAGTTTACGAGTTTTACCCCAATCAGGAGGAGCATTTAGTTTACCATTTTTTAATTTTATTTCTCTAATAAACTTATATACAGATATATAGCCTAATCTTGAATTAAAATAAAACTTATTACCTTCACCTAGAATTAAATAATCAATTACTTCTTGGTTTAATTCCCAACATATCTGATTATATAAAACTAAATCTACAGGTTTTTGATAATTTTCTTTATACCAATTATATCTAGCTTTGGATTTTATCGGTTCCATCGTTTGTTTCATCAGGAATCATTCTCGTTAAAATATTCAATTCACTACTCATTATATCTTTTGTAATTAAATCTATCATGTCTGCTGTCATTGGATAATCTGAATCATTAGTATAACAAGCATCACCATCACAAATAAAAGTTTTAGCTTGTTCAGGTTTTTCTAATATTGCTCTTACATTAAGAGCTCTAATGTCAAAACTTTCAGGAATATAAATATATCCATTTAAAAAATAAACTTTAACTCCTAATTGAGGAAATTTAGTATTACCTAAAAAAGGACTTCTTTCTGGTAAGACAATAGTAAATCTGGTTTGTCTATCTACTGCTGATATCTTTAAACCATATCTTTCTTTTAATCTAATAATAGCTGGAATTTTAACTTCAGTTCTTAAGACTTCACAATCTAAACCAATAGTACAACATTCAGCTTTATCAACTTTAATCATGTTGATGCAACCTAAATCTTGATAAAACTGGTCAGTATCGAAATAGTTTTTAGTTTGGTCTTGACGTATGTATTGTGCTCTTTTATAATCAGCTATAAAAGACAATTGATTTATACTGGGAGTAAAATCATCTGATATTCTTCCAGACTTAATTAAATTTAACCAATTATAAACTATTTCGTTTTTTGTCATAATAATAATAAAGTTAATATAACTCCTTCTATAATTGCAACAGTTAATGCAATATTATATCTAGATTTATATTTAATAATTGAATTCTTCAAATTTACGTTTTCTTTTTCTAATTTAGAAGTTTTATTATTATAGTCTGCAATAGTTTTCTTATTTGAATTAATCATAACATCTTTCCAATTGATTCTTTCAACCAATTCATTGATTATAGTATCTTTACCTAAAGACTGTTTTTCTAATTGTTTAATTTCTTTAGCCATAAGATTAACTACAATTTTATCAGTTTTCGTTAAATAAATAGAAGTATCTAGCGTAAGCCCATTTGAGATTTGACTTAAACAAACTATCGGTGTGATAATCAGAAAGGTTAACAATATCTTTTTTTTCATTTTCGTAAATTATTTTATTAGTAACATATACATTTTGTTTTCTATTATTTATAGATAAATTTAATACTGAATCATGAGTTTCATAATTATTCAATAACTTATTGTAATTAGTAAATAAAGTGTCTTCTTTTAAAGACATTTCATTTATTTGTTTTTCTAATTTATTTGTTTCATTATTTTTAAAAATAACAATTAACACTATAAATAGCAATAATATAAAATTTAATACTTTATCAACACTCATATTTTTTATCTTAAAATTTTTAATTGTTTTTTTCATCTAATACTTCTTTATCTTTTGTAAAACGTCTAATACCTAATAATGTTCCACTAGCAGTAAATAAAGCTAATGCTTGAACAGTAAGTGTTGTTAATGTACCATTACTAAATTCATTTAAAGAAAAAAATATAGCATCCATAGCAGCTATAAAGAATACTAATAAAGAAATTACTCCTCCAAAAAATCCTAATACTTTACTTGGACTTGTTCTACCTTTACTATCAGTAAACATTTCTATCCATTTAAACTCTTGAATGTTTGGCATCATAATCTTCTAAATCTGTAAAAAATTAAATTAAATATTTGACCTCCTACTAAGAACAAAATAAAGGCTAATACTTCAACGCTAATATTTGTAATAGGAAAGTTAATAAAAATCAAAAAGCTATTTACATTACCAATAGATAGAACAGCAACCATATATTGAATCAAAGCCATCATTATTGCTTTAAAAAAATGCCATCCATCAGTAAATATAACAAGTACATCTGCTGCAAGCCATTTAGCTAACCTCTTACTTAATCCAATTTTTTGAAGCCACTCTGAAAAACGCCATTTGTTTTTCCAGCTATTACTATTAAACCATTCAAATAATTTTTGATAGCCTTTTCTTTTTAAAAAAGCTGCAATGTAATTTGTTGTGTCCATTACAGCTGAACAAAAGATAATTACTAAAAGTAAAATTAAGTATTTCATTATATTTTTATAAAATTAGTTTTAATTGTTATAAGCTTCATAGTTTACTCTAGTATTATCTACTGATGTTGATTTTTCTAAACCTCTAAGTCTTTGTTCATGGTCACTAACAGTAGCTTTAGAATAATCTATATCCTTTTTAAGCACTTCTATAGAAATCTTTACTGCATGAACATCAGCATGCACCTCATCTAATTTTTTAAATGTAGCAAAAAGGTAAAAAGATATAATGGACATACTCACAGGGAATGCCCATATCTTCATTCTATCTATAACAGTCAACTTAGCTTCAGCCATTTTATTTAACGTAAGGAGTGTAGGTGGTTTTTCCATTTACCTTTTTAGCAACTAATATTTGTTTACGTTGTGACCTATTTGCAGCAAAAGAAACGTGAACCCAATCAGGATTAGCATCTGTTCCAAATTCCCAAATCATTTGGTCAAAATTTAAGTTGTCTTTAATGTAATCAAAGATTTGCTTGTTGGTAATGTCCGTTCCATCCATATCAATATCAATCGCTTCACCTGAGCAATGTTGGCTGGACAAACTTCCACTGATAGCCTTGTTTAACTCTGCGCTTCTATAACCTGAACTGATTATAATAGGTTTGCCAAAGTGTTCTCTAATTGGTTGGAATATATTTGCAGCTAACTTCTTAAAGTTCTCAATATGCTCAGGAGTTGGCATATTACTAATTCCTTTACGTTTAGCGGTTTCGCTTCTTGTAACTTCGGCTAATGAAAGATTAGTACTTAATTGCATAGTTTATTTATTTAGTTTGATTATCTGAGGTTGCGTATTTAATACCCATAATAGTTCCAACTATTGAGAATGCGTTTGTCAATAAAACACTAAACATATTACTCCAAGTTGAGCCGATTATCTGAGTATCTTTGTTTGAAAGAATAGCAAAGGAATACATGATAGTTGTAATGAAGCCTACGCTCATAATGACAAATAAAGCACTTTTCACAATCACTTTAATCAGTTCGTTTTGGCTTTTCTTAATACTTGCGTCTAGGTCGTTTAAAGCTGCATCCTTTTCTATCTCAATAGCTTCTTTTAGCTTGTTTGAATTTTCTAATTCTGCTTGTAGATTAGCGGATAATTCATCAATCTTTTTTTTACTTACAACCATCTGAGAAATATCGGTTGCAATCTTCATTATTTTAGTGATGTTTCCGTCTTCATCAAAGATTGGGTTGTAAGTAGCCTGCAAATAAATTGGACTACCATCAATCTTTTTCCTTTCAAACTCTCCTTCGAAGAACTTTCCGCTTCTTAGAACCTCCCAAAACTTTACATATTCTTCCGATTTGCTATACTTATAGTCAACAAAGATAGAGTGATGTTTGCCAATTAGCTTATCGTGTTCGTCTTCTTGAAAGCCCATAGCCTTCAAAAAGATTGCATTGACGCCAAGAATAAATCCGTTCAAGTCAAAGTAAATAATAGCATTGCTGCGATTAATTGCTTCTAGTCGGCTTAAAAGTTCTTCTTTAGGTAAGTTCTTCATTTTACTATTTTACTACTTCTGCTTCTTCAGCACCTGATTCTTTGATTTGTGATTCAAACTCAGTTTTAAGTTTTAAGATTAAATCAATAGAATGTTTAGCTGGTAATTCCGCTAAACCCGAAAGAATTAGCTGACACTGGTCTAAGCTTAATTCTACTTTAATTGTTGTGTTGTTCATAATTTTACAAATTTACTATTTTTATTTCTTTTTCTTAATTGGTCATCCAGAAAACCTTTAGGCAGATTAAATGCTCTAGAAGCTGCATTAATTGATGTATAAAAAACACCAGTTTCTTTATGCATAATCTCTACACATTTTGAGGTATTATTAGCTTGCTCAAGTCTTGTTGCCCACCTGCAATTATTTGGCTCATAATCCCCATTATTATCTATCCTATCTATACTGTGTTTTGAAGTTGGTCTTTTGCCCATATCAGATAAAAAATTTTCAAAACTATTTAACCACCTATCGCATATTTTTATTCCTCTGCCACCGTATCTATTATAATTATAGTCTTTTGGGTTTAAGCATCTTTTTCTAATTCTATACCAAACCTTGGCTTCATCAGTGCTGCTTTTGCCATGCGTTGTGTTTCTTTCTATTATTTTTTCAATACTTAAACATCCGCAAGATTTTGTATTCCCATTTGCTATGCTAGCACCTTTCACAATCACTTCGTTGCCGCACTCGCATTTGCATATCCACATTTGATTGCTAGATTTTTTTTCAGAAGATAATTTTATGACAGTTAATCTATTATTAGAAAATCCTGTCAAATCTTTCTTTTTACTTTCTGAAATCCTTTCTCTATGATAGCATCCGCAACTTCCAGTCTTACCACTTCTTAGCTGACTAATATTTGTAATATTATAATTTCCGCAGTCGCACAGGCATTTATACAAAGTTTTGCCAAACTTATCTTTCCCTGCTAATTCAACAATAACTAATCTGTTAAATCTTAGTCCTATTTTATCTGTATTATTCATAGAAACAAATATACAAAAAAAAATATTAAAAAGCAAACCCAGCTATAATTTAATTAGCATTTTTTGGTTTTATTCGATTATTGAAAATGTTACTTCTGGATAGTCTGTTTCTAAACCTGTCAAGACTGCTTGTTGTACTTCTAAAAAGCTAGGGTTTTCTAAAGTGTATTCGTAAGTGCCTATTTGAGCAACTGGATTGAAACTTTCGGTTTCTCCTTGAGTTACAATTTTACCAACTTGCGCCACTCCAATAGTAGGCACAAACTTTGAACCTGAGTTCATGTAAACATTAATTAAAGGGTTTGAATATTCAGTGACCCCGTTTGAATCTTTTATGATTCCGTTTGCTTGTATCATATTTTTATTTATTAAATTGTTATTACATTGGTGAGTGATTCATTTTAACCCAACCGCCCGATTGATAAACGCAAAGGTGCGAAATAGTTGTATTAAAAACAACTAAACCTTCCGCCGGACTTGCAATTGCATTTACTTGCGTTGTAGTCATTCTAGGAGGTAAAAAACCTCTAGTAGTAGAACCAATCGCAAATATTGCAGAAGCATAAGTTGTAGTATCTCCAACCCCAACTTCACCTGTGCTTATACTTAGTGGGCTGCTTCCAGAGTTTGTTCTAATAGCTCTTAAAGCAGAATCTATTGAAGCAGAGTTATTAATACCTATATAACCATTAGAACCCCCAAAAGTAGCTTGCCCCATATTAACATCAGCATACCCACTATCATCCGCCAACCTAAAATCAATCGCCGCCCCGTTTCTCTTTAATGCAGGGAAAGCGTTTGTTGCTGCTCCAAGAATTAACATATTAAAACTACCGCTAGTATGAGCACCACCAGCATCTTTTAAAATTATGTTACCAACTGCATTTGATAAAACATAGGCTTGATTACCAACATTATATCCATAAGTAGTATTCGTCGCATAATAATTTCCCGTTTGTATTTGATTACCAACAATTAAACCATTTACATCATTTATAAAACCTGCTGCATTTGATTTTATTAAAAACTTACTTACTCCCCCAACTTGCAAATCCATTAAATTATGCGTCATTCCATTCAATGCCGTTTCAGTAGCATTTAAGAATATACCCGTTGCCGTTCCCGTTTGTGCGCCTGCGTTGTTAATAATGTAATTAACTGCTAAAATATGTTTAGTTCCTGTTCCTGATGAAGGTACTGCAATAGTTCCATTTATATTAGCTATTCCCTGAAAAGCTACCGTTGACCCTAAGTTATTATAAGAACTTGCTGCAAAAGAATAATCTCCACTTATTGCAGCGCCATAAATACCTGCTTGATAAGAATTTTCAAGACCAAAACCGCCTGCTGAAAATCTCCAATTTATACTTCCGTCACTACTTTCAAACCTAGCAATTGGATTAGTCCCGTCTCCTCTTACTTGAAGCATTGCACTTACTGAGGTTGTTCCTATACCTACAAAACCTGTACTTCTTTTAATAAAAATAGGAGTTGAAAGCAAAGTACCTGCATCGTTGTAAGCACGTATAGCAAAATCGCTACCTACATTTGCTCCACTTTCGGCTGTATTATTAGTGTATAGCCCAAAACGCTGAAGTCCAGCAGTTCTATAAGTAATAATTTTACTTTGCGCTGCGTCACCATCTAATATTAATCGAGTAGCTGCGGCTGACACTTTTAAATGTAAAATGCCTAAAGGAGTATTTGTTCCAATACCTAGTCTAGTATTAGCATTATCCCAATTTAATCCCGTTGAACCTCCAAAACTTACCGAAGCAGTACTTAACTGCAATGGACTTGCGTTACTACTTTGGTCAGTAATTGTTTGTAATGTTCCTGATAATGCTCCACCGCCAGATATCTGTAATACTCCAGTATTAACAGAACCACCACCACCACTAGCTGCACTTGAACCAATGGCTAAATCTATACCTATTGCCATATTAAATAAAAATTAAATAATTTAAAGTACCTGAACCTGATACTAATATATTATTAGCATTATTGCAAGGAAGTAATCCTCCTGCATAAGTTATAGAATCTCCACTACCTAAAGTAACTGTAGAAGATGTCAATAGTTGAACAGCTTTACAGTTAAAATCTGCAAGAGGTGTTGGTGTAGCAGTTAAAGTGTATGATTTAGAAATAACTCCGTTAGCAGTTCTATTTCTCCAAAGGTCTAAAATTGATTTGAGGAATGATTCCCCAGCAGTTAATCCACTCATATTGTTTTTTTAGTTATACGTTGAACATCTATATATATAGCGTTATATTCGTCTTCAGTAAGATAGTCATTAATAAAATTTCTATCTTCAAGAATTCGACTGTACAAGTACAGAAGTTTGGCTTCATCTAAACATTGTCTAGATATTATACCAAAACTTAACTTATTTACAAAGTTATTGCTTATTTTCTGAATAGACAAATTTATATTGTTAATTGCAGAAAGATTTTGAGTTTTATCCATTACATTTACAATCAGAGTCTGAACAATAATTAGAAAGTATATCGTAAAGTTGAATTGCTTTAGGTTCATTATTAAACATAGCGTTTATAAACATAGCATCATAAAGCAAATAATTATTCATAAGAGTATTTACTTGTTTGTCTTTACAAGGACAATTTGATTGAGGAAGTGCTGCAACTCTAGAATCTAAACAATCTTTAATAGTTTTAGAAATAGGTATAAGTTCAATAGCTTCGTAACCTACATTATAATTAGTATAACCTACTGTAGTTGTAGCAGCATAAGGTGTAGCTAAAGTAAAATTATTTGTTGAAGAATTAATAGCTGTAACATCATAATACACAGCAGTTCCTGATACATTTGTTTTTAATTTAGCTATATTAGTAAAAGATTGAGGTGAAGCACCATATGTTACAGTTGTTGAATTATTTGTAACATTTATACTTTGACTATTAGCAAAGTAAGGAGTATAACTTACTTTCCAAATACCTTCTTCAATTATTTCATCAACATTTAAACCTAAAGCTACATTAGTTATAGTATAAGGAGATATTGTTGCAGTATAAGCTTGACTAGCATTTAAATCAAAAGTATAAATAGTATCACTAGGTGAAGTAAGAATTATTCTTGTAGAAATAATATCTGTTCCTGAACCACTAGCTTCTCTTAAACCAACAGGGTCTTGATTAGAACCATATCCAGTAATACCATATCCAGTAGAATCAGTTATTATAATTGATTTCCAATCAGTAGAAACTGATAAATTTATTTTAGTACTTAAAGCCATTATTTTATTTATTTTATTTTATAATTATGCAAAACTATCCTATTGGCGCTACTTCTGGTAAAACTATGCTTTCATAAGGAACGCACAATTCCAAATTAACTAAACTGCTAACCTCAGGGTTAACAATAAAATAATAAACCCCGTTAACATCAATAATTGGGTTACAATAATCGCTCGCCCCCGCATTAGGAAAGTCTAACAATTCGCAGGCTTGTGTATCTAAAGATTCAAACTCGCTTTCATTTTTGCAAGCATAAAAGCAAGGGTAAATTTGTGTTGGTTCTATCATAATTAAAATGCTGAGTTGTTTATTGACCTGATATAATTATACATATCTGTTCTTATAGTTGTTGTATTAACTCCAATAGCAGAAATATAAGTTTGAACATTCCCTTTTTGGTAAAATGCAAGATTTGCTAATTTACCAATACTTAAACCCGTTCCTGATAGTGCAGGAGTATAAGCGTTAGTAGTTGGTGTATCATTATTTTTTTGAATACTATTAGATACACCTTGATTATTAGTAGTTGTATACATAGTTAAAAGCGTATTTAATGATTTTGAAACGTTTCCTGCTGAACCATTCATATACAATCTCATATTTGAAGATTCTGGAGTAAATGCATTTTGCCAAGCCGATGATGCTGAATCTATTATTGTTATACCGCTTCCAATTGCGTTTTCAGTTTTATAAACTAAATATTGACTACAAATATCGCCTCTTAAAATAGTAGGGTTTTGTAGAAAATCTTCTATTCCGTCAAACATAGTTATTGTCCTATCCACCAAAACACCTTTATACCCCGTTGTTGCAGTTCCCGTTTGTACCGACCAAATCTCTCCCGTTGAACTTGTCCATTGTGTTTGACTTGTTGCTGCGTTGTATTGGCTAGGGTTGAAGTCGACTACAGGATTTCCGCCAATTGTATTTGAAAGAGTTACTCGGTAAATCTTGCCATTAAATGGAGATGCCCCACCTTCTGCTGCACCTATTTCAAGTATTGCATTACCATTATACATAGAACCTGAAGTGCTAGTACCATTATTTATTAGTGTATAAGTAATTCCATCTGTTGAGTAATAAAAAGCATACGTTCCACTTGATGATACACGAGTAAATTTGATAAAATAGTTGGTATTATTAGAAATTATACCCACAATTGAACTACTATCTATTCCAATATAACTTGTGCCATTCTGTGAGAAGAAGAAAGAAAACTTATTACCAACAAGTGCAAATTCATACTGAAAATTGCCCGCCGAAGCAGGGAATTTTCCGAGAATATTTTTTGAAGCAGAAATGTCAAAAATATTTAATTTAACAATAATCTCAATATCCCCCGTAATTTGATTAGCCGCTGAATTAGGTGTTGAACAATAGTTTCCACTTACCCCACTACTCCACCAATAATTCACCCCCTCATAAACCAATAAAAGCGGCTGACTTGCTGCGGTTGTTTGCTCCACGTCACCACTTGCCCCGCTGCATGAATAAAGTTTTTGCGCTGCTTGCCCTAAAGTAGTACCCGCACCCGCTCCAAGTTTATAGCCTAGCACCTGCGCATCTAAACCAACACTAATAGCCGTTGTTATATCTGAGGTTGCATAAATGGTTTTAACAGTAGTAAAAAAGGCATTAACGCCACTTAATCCGCTAGGAACTAAACCGCCATCAGCTATTACTCTATCGTAGTGCGCTTGTGCTTGTGCGTCTATTGCTGCGCCTCCTAAAAAACTAAATGGATACATTATACTACAAAATTAAGAATTGAAGTTGCTGAGAAATAAGTTCCATCAAATACAAAAGTTATATAATCCCAAGCTCCTACTGTTGTAGTAAGTGTTGGAGGAGTTGCTCCAGACCATTTTACGTTAGAAGGAAACGTTACAGTATTACTACCTGAACCACCTTGAGTTAACTTCATAACGTAAACACCTGGTGTAGCATTAACAAAAGTAAATGTTGCAGCTGCTGTTAAAGTTATATCAAATAGTAAAGCATTAGCAAAATCTAATTCTAAAGTACTACCTGAAACTATTAAAGGTTCAGTTCCATTAGTATATTTTCTAAAATTTCTTAATGAAACTTCAGAAGGAACACCTTTTCTTTCTATAACTATTCTATCTTCATTTTGAAGAAGAGAACCACCTAATGTATTTCTTGTCATATTTATAATATTATATTACAAAGATAGTATTTATTTTAAAAAAAAATATAAATAAAAAAAGCCATTACAATTAAGTAATGGCTTTTTAAAATTAAAAATCAGAATTTACTATGCGTTAATGTATGAACTCAAGATTGTAGGAATACTTGCAGTTACTAAAGCGTTAGTAGCAACACTTCCAGAACCACCAGCGTTAATACAGAATATTTGAACATCATGCATTTCTTCTTTTGCATTTCCATCATTAGCTCCGTTATTAGGAAAACTTCTGTAAATTACAGAGTAACCATCATACAAAGAAGTTTCTGAAGAGAAATATTGAACTGCGTAAGGTAAGAAACTTCTGTTCATGTTACCTTGGTAACCTTGCCATTGAAGTTCTTGCTTTCTAGCTTGATATCCGATACCATAACCGATGTTGAAAACACCTGAAGTAACAGCACCTGAAGCAGCTAAGTAAGATTGAGAAGCACTACCATTATGAACAATTACAGTTCCTAAAGCATTTCCAGATACACCAGTAGCAATAGAAGTGTTAGGTCTTAATTCAGTAAATGAACTTCCGTCAAACCAGTTACCTCTTGAAGCTAATCTAACACCAGCTAAATCACTAACATCAGGAGCAGCATCTAATCTACCTAAAGCAACAGTAGCAACAGTAGCACCAACAGTTAAACTTTCGTTTACGTAAGGAGCATCAAGAATGATACTTGTAGCTGATGGCATTGAAGCAATTTTGTAAACAGGTAAAGTAGTAGTAGTTGCATGACCTACACGAATAAAACTACCTACTGACAATGGAGTAGTACCACCAGCAGTTGAACCAGATAAAGTTACACTAGTTGAACCATTTACAAATGTACCAGTTACGTTTGCAGGAGCTGAAGTTACTAATTGAGTTGAAGCTTGGTTAGTTAAAACTGAAGCAAACACAAATCTGTCATAAGGAAACAAAGAAGCATTTAATGTTTTACCGTTAACAGCTTTAGCCCAATCGTAAGCTACCTGAAAAGGAGTTGCTTGAGCAGCGTTTTGGTAATACAAAGAAGCCAAGTTAAATGGCATTGGAACAGTTCCTAAAGAAGTGTTTGTTATAGTTAAGTTGTAAGTTCCAGCAACACTAGCTTGAATAGTGTCTGAACCAGAACCAGCATAACCTACAATATCAACATTAGGTACAGCAGCAACGTAAGGTAATGCAGTAGCACCAGCCTTAACGATACCGTTAGGATAGATAATTACACTTTTAAAATTACCACCAGTAACTCCACCTTGAGCAATCATAATAGGCAATTGCTTTTGAGCAGCACTACAAGTAGTAGTAATTAGTGTAAAAGCACCAGTTTCAGCGATAGAGTAAATTCCAATTTCTCCAGAAGCTAAAAGGGCAGGGTTTGCTTTAGCTGAGTAAGCTGCGGCATTTCCGAATAAAACAGTCTTTGACATTGTTTTGTTTTGTTTATTTGTTATTAATTAAAAAAAATTATTCATTAGTTGCAACAATTTCTTGATGCGTTTTATATCTATCACCAGCTTGCACTGCTTCTAGAAGGTAATCAACTGTCATACTTACTATTTCAGGATGTGTGTGGTCTGGTAAATCACAATCTTGATTAAGAAAATACGATACAGTTCTTGGGGTGCGAAGATAAGACAAAATAACATCTGTTACAACAAAAATATTTCTATCTATGTATATGTTAAAGTTGTAGTTAGATGTATAAAATAAAGGAAAATCAGAAACAGTTTTGTTAAATGGGTCTACTTGCATTGCAAATATATCATCTTCTTGAACTAATTTTCCAGCAACACTAATAGTAGGTGCGTTAGTATAATGTGTTTTAACATTACTTGAAGTAGCTAAATTAACATAACTAACTCCATTATCAATAGAATACTGCCAAGTAGTAGTTGTTTTATTTACAATAACTAATTGATTCTTAAAATAAGAACCATTGTAATATTCATAATAAAATTCATATTCAGAATAGTTATAGTTCTCTCTTAACTTTTGTAAAATAATTCTAATAACAAAAGTTAAATCTTCAGTAGTATTATAGTTACTAGCTCCAGAACCTAAATTTAATACATAACCACTAGTAAGATTTTTTAATCTAAATAATGTCCAATCAGTAACTAAGCTAAAATCAAAAGTACTTATGTTTGTAGTTAAACTAGCAGAAGCATAAGTAAAAGTACCACAATCATTTTCTGCAACTTTAAATCTAGAATTTACTGCAAACATATAATCACCAGGAAAATAAAAAACTACTTTTTCATTTATGTCTGGGTCAAAAGAAACAGGTAAGAATGCTTTAGCTGAATAATTAGTAACTAAAGTTCTAAGGTCATCAATTCTTTTTTGACTCATCTCAAATCCTTTACCTTTTAGATTTGAAGTAGCATTATATCTTTGTTTTATAAATCTTAAAATACTATTGTTAAGTGCAAAGTCTACCTCTTGTTCAAGAATGTTCTCAAACAAAGCTGAATTGATTTTATTCATTTCAGTAGCAATAGACGTATGCATTTCTTTTATATTCATAGTATTTAAATTGTTGCGGGAGCTGGAATCGAACCAACGAACTTTAGGTTATGAGCCTAATGAGATGCCACTTCTCTACCCCACAATATACTTTCCGAGATTGCTCTCGGAAAGATTTTTTATTTTGTTTTTTCTACTTTTTTAGTTTCTTTTTGTCTAAAACCAATTCCCATATTATTAAGTTTAGCTAACATAATAACATAAGCTTCGGAGTTATTAGGATTCTTTAAATAAGCAATAGATGCATCTAAATTACCTAATGGTTCAGAACCATAAACATACTCGTTACCTACTTTTTGAATAATTTGACTTTCAACCATTGAAGCAATTTGTGCTTTGAATAACAAGTCTGGGTCAGATACGACACTCATAAAGTATTCAGGGTCTTTATCAAAAATTTCAGAAACCTTAAGTTCTTTTTCTTCTCTACTTAAAGAAGTAAGTCTTGTAATAGAACCTAATTCTTTTGGATATTTAGTAGTTAATTCTCTAAGAACCCAATCAAGTTTCACTTCATCATTAATTAATTCTGCAAATTTAATTGTAGCATTAGTTTTTGATTTAAGTTTAGTTGTACGTTTAGTTAATTCTAAAGCTTGGTCTTCAATATAATATTCTTTGTATTGGTCAACATCAGCAGAAACTTTTGAATCAGCTACTTTAGGATGTTGCAAACAAAACTTATATCTCAAATAATCTTCCAATACTTCAGGTTCACCATTTTCATCAATTGTAATATTAAGTTCTTTTCCTTCATAAGGAACAGTAATCATAATATTGTTAAAATACCTGTTTACCTCTTGTCTAAATTTAGGGTCAGTACTTTCTACTCCTAAAACTCCTGGCATCCATTTTTTCATTTCTTCAAATGTAATACCTGTGCCTACTGCACCAGACTTTAAAAGAAATCCACCAATTGTAGCAGACCTTTCTTGAGTTAAACTAATGTGTACGCCATGTCTTCGTACTTCTTTTCTTTGAATCTTAATCGTTTTCATTTTCTTTATCGTTTTATTTTAATTGTTTTTAATTTTAGTTTATTTAAAAATAAAGTGAGAGAGATTTTACTCTCCCTCACTTATTTAAAACTATAAACCTGCTGTACAAGTTAAGTCGATAGAAGTGTTAAACCTTCTAAGTACAACTTGACCAGCTTTTAAGAAATGTACTGAACTACCGTCTTTATCAGTAGAAATAGTATCATTAGCTGAGAAACTAGTTCCAGAAGCAGCTTCGTTGATACCTTTTACCATACCACGTAACATACTACGTCCTTTTTTGCTTACCATAACTAAGTTACTCATACCATCATAAGTAGAAGTATCTGTGAAAGCCATACGGAAAGACTCAAGAGGTAAGTTAGGATAGTTAGGATGTTTAGGACTGGCTAAAGCTTGAGGTCCGTTATCAAAAAGAGAAGCAGTTTTGATAATAACTTTGTAACCATCAACATGTTGATATGTATCAAAGAAACCACCTAAGCTCAAGTTATATCCAGAACCACCAACGAATTTGTTGTCAGTTAACTTGATGTAACCTCTATTTGACAATTCAGCTTTCATTGCATTATCAAAAGCCATACGTCCACCCACACCAGTGAAAAGAGTAATTACTTTATTTTCAGCATCACTCATACCGTAGAAAGTATCACGAATTGTTTGGTCAATTTTATCAGCAGTTAAAGTACCATAAGTATCTTTATTAGAGATTTGCTCAAACATACCTGAACCCCTTACAATAGGATTACCTTGTTCGTCACGCTCATTGATAACACCATAAGCATCACGATTAGATTTTGAATACCAGTAGTTAGTTTCACATTCAATACGGAAACTTAAGTTATGCTGATACTCTTCGTAAGGCCAATACATTTCTTTAGTACCTCCACCTTTAGTGTCTAATTGTACAGTTTTAGCTTTACGATACTTAATGTTACCTTCATAAGCGTAACCTTTACGAATAGTACCTACATCACCACGTACTTTAACAGGAGCAGTGCTAGTAGAAAGTGAACCGAATGAACCAAAACTTGCTACCGAGTTCCAACCAGAAGCGTATAACGCACCAGTTGCTAATTCACTTGCAGGTAAAGTTTCAGAAAGATTTTTAGCTACTAATTTTACTTTGTAAGCCCAGTTACCGTTAGCGTTATCTCTACTAGTAATACGTAATTGATAACCTAAAGGAGAAAGAATAGTATATCCTACAGGGAAAATACCTTCGTTGAAGAATAAAGTTGCTTCAGTTCCAGATACACCGAAAGATGTAGAATAAGAACCAGTAGGAGGAGCTTGTAAAGGAACTGCTTTCATCATACGTCCAATTACATCATACTCGAATTCGTCACCATCTACTTCTTGAATAGCTTGCATACCTTCAGAAAGGTACATAAGAGGGAAACGTGAACTCTCTTGACCCATCATATGTGTGAGTACAGGAGCGATTTTGTCAGGTTGTGAGTTAATTAAACGAGCGAAAGAAGCATCATTGCTTTTCATTTGTTCATTCCACACTTGGTCTGTTAGAAATTGTGCCATTTTTTATTTATTTGTTTTTTTAAAGTGTTTATTTTATATCAAATAATATATCATCTGAAAGACCACTCTTAGGAACATTACCATTTTTTAATCTAGTTTGTCCTGAAGCTAATCTTTCTTTTAATGTTTGAGCAGATTGAGTTTTAACAGCAGCAGTAATATATTTACCTAAGTTAAATTTATTTTTTACTGCGATTGCTAAAGCTATTCTATCTTCAACATTCATATTATTTAAATCTTCTTGTAGTTGTGGAACTCCAGCTTTAGTTGGTCTTGACATATATTCCAACATAGCTTTTTGTTCTGCAACTGGAATATTAAAACTATGAACTCTACCACCTTTAATAGTAGAATCTATTGTGTTCCAATATTCTTGTATCTTTTGTCTTTTAACTGTATCTTCAGCTTTTGTTTTTTCAATTAAAGCAGCTCTTTCTTTTTCTTGAGAAGCAGCTAATTTAGTTGAAGCAACTTTTGATGATTTTTCTAAAGTACCAGCTATCTCTAAATCTTCAATAGCATCTTTAACTTCATTATCATCATAATCCATCTTTTTATAGAAGGTACGCATTACAGCTTTTTGCGCATCTTCATTAGTTAAATCAATTGACTTGTAATCAATTTCTGGTTTAACTGAACTAAAGAACTTTTGTATATCTTCTTCTTTAGCATCAGGGCCTAACATCTGAAGATAATCAAAAAAATTAGAACCTACTTCAGGTAAACTTTCTAACCATCCATTCAATTTTTTGTCTGCTAGTTTATCAGCAGCACTTTGAACAAATGCAGAAAGACCTTCTTCAGTTTCTTCAAATTCTTCTTCTAAATCTAGCTCTAAAGTTTCAGCTAAAGTAGAAAATAAATTAGAAGTAGCTTTAGGTTCTTCTTCGTCTAATTCTGTTTCAGGTTCTGGCTCAGGTTCAGGCTCTACAGGTTTTTCAACTTTTTTAGGTCTACCTCTTTTAGGTTCTGGTTGAGCTTCTGGAGCTTCTTCTGGTTCAGGGTCTAGTTCCGTTTTTGGAACAACTCCTGTCGGGTTTACGTCTACTTTAGATATATCAAAATCTAATTCGTCTAACCCTTCGTTTTCAATCGTGTCTGTCATTTTCTAATACAAAGTTAATTTGTTATTTTATTGTTTTATTAAGTTTTAATTTCTCTTATATATATAACACTACTTACCTTTAGGTCTTTTACTTGCAATTTTTTCTTTACTTTTCATCTCTTCTCTTTTTAACTGCATTTCTTTTTCTTTCATTTGTTTTTCATGCTGTTGTCTAGACAAATCATTCATAATATTAGAGTCAATTTGTTTATTCTTTAAAGCTAATTCTCTTTCTTTTAAACCAGCTTCAATCATAGATTCTTGAATAGCAACATTATCGTCACCTTCGTCCATACCTAATGCAGTAAGTTCAGTCTTACGTAAATCCCATTCTCCTTTTCTATCAATAGCTTCTAAGTTATACTGATGTTGTAATTCAATAACTTCTTTTTGTTTATCAGCCATAGCCATTTCACCTTCTTGTGCTTGTTGAGCTACTAATTGATTGTATTCTTGTAACTTACGTTCAGCAACTTTAAGTTTAACTTTAGCTTGAGATATAGTTTCTGAATCTAATACTTCAGCAATAGTAGAAGCAGCAATACCATTTTGCATCATTGGTTGAGCAAGTTGTTTAATTGTATTAGCTCTTTCTTGTTCTTTGCTTGAATTAGATATAGCAATACCATACTCAGTTTCACAATGCTCAATTCCATTAACGTCCATATAAACTATACTAGTAGAATCAGGCATTACATAGCTTCCTTTTTTACCATTAATCCAAGCTATTTTAGAATAATCAATTAAGCCTTCTAAATCTCTTTTCTTAAATTGTTCAAAAAGAGTAAAGTAAGTTTCAGTAATTAAAGAACTTTGTAATACTGCTCTTTCTACACCACCTACAGTTTCAGAAGATTGAACTTGACCTTCTCTTTGTCTTGTTATACCACAAACTTCTTCCCATTCATTTTTAATAAATGCTAATAAATCTGTGTACATTCTAATAGTTTGAGAAGCTAACTGAAGTCTTGTTTGGTGAGTATTATTCATTTTAACTGAATCTTTACTGTAATCAACAAACAACATACTTACTCTATCAGCATATTCTAACCATTTATCCATTGACCAACCTAAAGGTTTCCAGTTAATATCAATTAACGCCATATCATCTTTCATTTTAGCCATAGCTAATTTAAGACGATGAAAAGTAGCATTATATAAAGTCTGATAAGGTACTCCTAAAGAAACTAAAGATATATTTGTAGAATTTACGTTAGACATAATTCTACCATTATAAGGTAATTTACATTTAGATAGATTATCTAAGTTACCTCTTTGATTAGGTAAAGCTCTCATTTTAACAAACATTGTTAAACCTATTCTATAACCTTCCCATACTTCACTTACCCAATGCCATGTAACTTTTTGGTCAGGAGTTGCTTTATATGATTCATCAACTTCTAAAGATTGAAATTGACCCATCTCATCCATAAACTCTACAATACCAATTTGTTTACGTGATTTCCAACATACATGCATTACTTCAATTAACCTAGACCACATTTTGTTGTTCAAACTTCTATCATAAAATATAGAAGAGTTAGAAGTAAGTGCTGGTCCTGATACAGCTAAAGTATCAATCATTTTAATTTGGTCTTCATCAAGAATATCATAGAATGTATCTATAATAGAAGAAGGATGCATATATTTACGTCTTACAACCCAATCTCCATCTTCAACAAATTGTATATCAGGGTCTTTATCAAAATCTATATCAAGTGGGTTAACTGTTTCATAAACAACTTCGTTATGAACTACATCTTTATGAGAATAAATTTCTCCACTTACTAACCAATGAAAGAAATTTAAATCTAATTTTTCATCTAAATGTTGTTGAACTTTAATATAGTTAATTGCGTTTTGACCAATGATAGCTCTTTTGTCTAAATAAGTAGATTCAAAATTTTCCTTAACCCTTTCAGGTAATTCTACTTCTTGTGATTCAACTCCTGTAGGAACACCTAATTCATTAAGCTTATTTACAAATAAAGATTCTAAGCTTTTGTTAATCTCTTCATTTAAAGATTCAGTCATGTTAGTAACGACATCTTCGTTAACTACATAAACCATATCTTTTTTAGGACGCTTATTATATTCAGAACGTAGTAAATCAACTTTAGTTTTAATAATAGGATAACTTTCTACATCACCCCAACTACCTTCCATAGGTTTACCAAAAGGTTCTGTAATTAATTTATAATCGTCTGTATGAATATTACCATTATAATAATCATATAATTTTTTTATCCAAATTTTTTGACTATTAGTTGTAAAAGTAGACCTGCCTATTATAGCATTAATTGTTATTTTACTCCAAGCAAAATCATCTTTTATTTTTTCAGCATAAGATATATTTTGATTTGGTATATCAAACAGCATTCCTACTTGATTAGTATTTTTCATTATTTCGATTTAATTTACAAAGTTAAAGATTCAATTCATTTTTACCAAATTCTGTATCAAACCTTCTAAAAAATTCATCTTCATAGATTGAAGTTTTTCTTTCACTTACTGGTGGTTTGAGTAATAATTCTTTTTTATAAAGCATTGCTACAAGCATTGCAGAAACTCTATCAAAGTTACCTTGATAGTCAAATTTAATAATTTCTTCAAGTAAAGGAATACTATAAATCTTATGAAGATTTAATTCTTGAACTCCATTTAAATCTTTATCTCTAGGTGCTAATAGCCAATCTTTCAAATAACTTACTGCTGTCTTTTTAACTTCTAAGTTACTCATACTTACACCATAACGTCTTCCTAATTGCTTACGTGGAGCGTCACTACTATCATAAACTGTAAGTTCAACTTCTAATCTGTGTAACTTTTTATTAATCCTAGCATAAGATTCTATATCGCCATCTCTATCATTTTCATATACAATTTTACAATTGTAATGTTCAGCCATATCAAATAAAGTTTTATTAAAATCATCATGTCTTTCTGGTCTAGCTACATACTCACATACAATTAAATCAAAAGGTTTAGAAAAATTATTTATTCTTTTAAAAACAAAAGCTGAACCCAAAGAGTCTCTTTTAGTAAGTTTTTTATCTTTTCCTTTATCAATAGCATAAGGGTCAACAGCTATATAATACAAATCATCAGGAACGTGACCATTCATTTTAAAAGGAGGTTGATACATAATAACACAACCCTCTCCATCTACATCAGGTTTGTAAGGATAATTAAGTATAGGTTTTAAATCATCTTTTAATTCAAATTTAACTTTACCATCTGTATCTGTATAAAATATACCTGTGACACCTAAATGTTGTAATTCTTTACGACTACGTATTTCATTAATCTGTTGATTTAGTTCAGCTTTAGGAAAAATGTTAGTTCCCATTTTAATAAAAGCTTCTTGAGGAGTTCTAGGAAATTCTGCAAGATATGCATCAAGAGCATTTCTATCTTTTGAACTTCTTTTAAGTCTTTCAACTTCTTGTTCAATAGATGCTTTAGCTGATTCTATTTCAGATATACCATTACTTATAAAACCACCTTTAGAATAATAATCTGGAAGAAAATAACCTATTGTTGTATTGCTTTTTCCTTCATCATATATATTTTGATATGCTCTAAACCCATATGTTTCAGGGTCATAAAACATTTTTTCAAAATCTACTTGACCTCCAGCAAAATCACCACCAGTTCCAAAAACAAACATTTGTCCTGATACGTTAGTACCTTCTTGAACAAGAGCTTTAGTTGCATTATATGTAGCTAAGAGATTTCCAAATGTTCCTGCTTCTTCAAAAAGAACAATGTTAGCATCTTTTCCTCTAAGAATACCTGCATTAGTTTTTGTTGTAAACGCAAGTATTTTACTTCTAAAACCTAACTTAATTCCGTTTTCTTCAAAACCACTTTCTATTTCTTCTTTAGGTTTGTTAACTAATCTGTTCTTTCCAAAATCTGTATATTGTTGTAAAAAATTTAAATAGTTTACAGCCATACCCATTGTTTCTTCAGAATATGTAGATAATTCTGCTACAATAAGTGAAGTAGATGAACGAGTAAAGCTATACATGTATGCGCACTTAGCTGCATTCTTATATGAATATCCTCTCCTTCTAGGTTTAAGAATAATCATATGCTCACCTGCTTCTCTAGCTACTTCACATTCAGTAAAGTAAAACCAGTCACTATCCCAAAATGCAGGAAAAGTAACTTGTTTTTCTACTTTCTTTTTACTAACTTTTTCTTCATTATTACCAACAGCAGTTAATTTAATTTGACAAAAGTTAAGATAAAAATAATGTTCTCCTGTAATTCTAACTCCTCCTACAGAATAACCATTCATACAATAATGTTGTTGCAAATCCCAATACTCTTTCCAAGCTAAACTGTTTTTAGGTTCATCTATATAACATGGATTTCCTTTTAAACTATTTAATCTAAATCTAGTAGCTTCAGGAGAAAATTCTTGAGTATTAATATGACTAAAACTTACATCAAACATTATCTTTCCCTCTCACTAATTTGTAAATTTCCTCTAACCTTAGCTGCTTGAGTTTTGTTTTCTTCTTGTAATTTCTTTTGTAATCTTTCTAATACTTCTATATGATTAGGAATTTCTTTACTAACTTTTAAGAGAGCAGTCAAATCGTTCAACATTAACTCTGTTCCTGATACGATTTGACCTCTCTTATTATTTATACCACTTTTGTGTTTACCGTCTTTTAAATCTTGCTTTAGCTGTTTAGTTATTTCAATAATAATTTCTTCAGATTCATGAAGTGAATTTAACATACTGTCTACAGTTCTAAGTGAAGGAGTTTTGATTAACTCTCTATATTTTAATATAGCTATTTCAACTGCTTCATCTGGTTCCCAATCTTCATCTACTTCATTAAAAATATCACTTTTTAATTTAGTTTTTCTTTCAGATTCACCATAATTATAATACCTAGAGTTAGGGTCAGCCATATGGTAAACATAAGCTATTTCTTTTTTAGCTATAAGTTTTCTTCTACCATCATTATCGCCTTTTCCAATCTTGACTCTTTTAATTAGCGTTTTAAAATCTTCTATTTCAAATAGTTCACTTTGAATCTCTAGATTCAATTCTTCTGTTAATTTCAATACTTTCATCTTTTTTCATTGTTTGAGCAAGCAAACCAGAAAACTGGTCTACAAACTTTTCGTCTAACCATAAATCACTATTCATATAATAAAGAATACAATGTACTAATTCATGATAAAACACATGTTCTATTGTTTCTTTTTTATAACTTATCCAATTTTTTCTTTTTTTATATTTGTCAGCTAATACTATTTTGTTGTCTTTATAAAGATATTGTCCAAAACAATCGTTTTTTTGGCAGTATTCATTATCAATAACAACATTAATAGTATGATTTAATATTTGGAATTCTTTAGGTATCATGAAGTTTAGATAGAACTATATTGATTGGTTCTTGTACAAATATACAACGACCATCGTATAAATTCAATATAGTGTTTTCTTTGTTTTCAGCAACACACTCTATTTCAGCTTCTAACCATTTAGAATTGTACCATCTTTTTTCAGAAAACAGTTCTTCTTCATCTTCTACTGGTGGAGCAATACCTAAACTACTATAGTCAATATGACCATCGTTTACTAATTTTACTAATACTTCAAATTCTATAATTTTCATTTTGTTGCTTCGTTTAAATTCCAATAAGGTGTAAATTCATGAGTTTTAGGGTCCAATTTAATAACTGGAAATGCTGATGAAGTATGAAGAGAAAAGAATCTTTTAGCATAACCACTATTTGTTTGAGCAGTTCCACTATTTACAACACATCTTACTCTATCTCCATCAATATATTTAATAACTCCAGGATTATGAGAATCTCCAGCCATTGCTATTTCTCTATCTTGAGCCATTCTTCTCATATATCTCATTCCACCATGACAAGGATTTTCTAAAGAATAACCTCTAAAGAAATGAGATACAGCTATTTTGTAAATCTGTTCTCCTACTTGTAAATCTAAATGACCAATACCATTAAAATAAACATGATGTCTTTCAAATATCTCAGCGTATTTAGAATAACCAGTTACATTTTCTTCTCTCATTACTGCATGGTTGTCCCAAGTAGAACAAATAACTTTATGAGATATTTCTTGTAACCAACTGTCTAACAATAACATTTGATATTTAGGAGGAAGAGCATTATCTGCTACTTCTAGTACTCCTCTTAACTTAATAGACATTTGTAATAAATCTCCTAAAAGAATTACATACAAATTAGGTGTATTAAGAATTTCATCAGTTACTTTTTTAAGCACTTCGTAATCAGTACCCCAACTACCAAAGTGAGCATCACCTAAAGCAAGTATATAAATAGGTTCATCTGTAACTATTTTAACTGTAGCTTTATCTTGACTACTTTTAGCTTGACTAAATAAAGACTGTCCTTTTTGAACATGCTCTACTGCATCTCTCCAATTAAAAACTCCTACCTTTTTATCAGTAATCATTTCAGGCATTGTTACTTCTTCAGGAGTAGGATTATTACTATTAATAATAATAGAAGCATACCTTCTAGCTGTTCTGTGAGAAATAGGAAAAACTTTAACTAATTCATCAGCTATTTCACTATAACTAGCATCAACGTTAAGATTATGTAAATCTAACACGCTAGTAATAATTTCTTTGTTTATCATAATGTTGTTTTTAAAGAAGTTTCATTAGGTCTAGTTAAGATATCTAATTGTTGTAAATATCTCATTAGGATATTTTCTGCACTTAACTGAATGTTTTTAGTGGCAGGAGACTGAGGTAGTACAGCACATGTTTGCAATGTATCTACACAAATTTTAATTAATTCTAATTCTTTGTCAATCTTCGGAAGCGGTTTCAACCATGTTCTTTCTTGCATCTTGTTCTTGTTTAATTTTTGTTAATCTAATAGCTTTATATTTTTTATATTCAAAAGTGCCAAGTCCTTTAAACTTAACACTTCTTCTTTCGTTAGGGTCTTTAAATGAATCTTCTGATATTACTTTAGCTGCATGTTTAAATTGAGAATAAAATATGTCAATCACTTGACTTTGAGTTAGTTTATATTTTAAAGCTAACTCTTTAATTTTAGGTTTTAAAAATTCATTCATTATCCCATTATTTCAAAATCAATATATCTATTGTTTAATACAGTACTACTCGTTGCGTAAACGGCTACTACAATTTGAATAGAATCATTTGTAACAACTACATTTCTAAGTTCTATAGTAGGAGATTGTCCAGTAGCTCCTATATTAAAATTGAATTTACAATTTAAAAGAAAAGCGTTAAGAAAATCATTAGTTACTTGAAATAAATGTATGCTTGGGTCAGATGATGTACCTGTACATACTATACCATTACTAAAAACTAACCTTCCTGTTCTTTGTTTACCTATATTCCATATTCCACTTAAATGAATATTTGATGGCATAAATACTAAACTTAAACTAGTAAATTTTGAATAACCTGCACCGTCTGGTGCATCACCAGCAGAAGTAGTACTAGTAACTAAAAATATTCCTTTTACTTCTGCACCATTATATATAACTATTTGTCCTGCAGTATATATTGCACTAGCATCCCATTGAAGTATTCCTATTAATAAAGGAATATCTCCACCTAAAGCTTTAGTGTTAAATATACTACCTGAGTTAACTGTTGGAAATTCATCATCAACAGCTAACTGCTTATAAGTCATTTGTGATATTTTTTGATTTGACATTTTATTCTATTATTATAAAGTTAACATTGTCTTCTAAAAGTATTTTATTACCATCTTCTAGTAAAATATAAGATTCAGGATTTAATTCATAAACAGTTACATTAATTGCTATACTTAATATGACTCCTGTTATGTTTCCTTGTACTAAAACAGTTTGGTTATAAATTTCAAGTGTATCAGGTGTTCCACTAATTCTTATTTCAGTACCAGACTTAACTAAAGTTAATCCGCTAATACTAATATTACTAATAAAAGTAAAATCTTCATTAAAAGTATTAGTAACCAAGTCATTAACTGTACTTCCTAATAAAAAACTATTAGTATAATCATTATTACTTATAACTAATCCTTGAGTAGGAGGAGTAGGAGTTACAGTAGTAGTTAGTTTACATTTCCATTTATTTAAATGTCTTTTAATTTTCATTTTGTAATCACGAATAGTATATATTCTACCACAAAAAACTAACTCTTGACATCCATTATAAATAAATAAAACTAAATAAAAATCATTTCTTCTAACTCTAATAATAAATTGGTCAAGTTGATATACATTATAAGGAGCTATGTTTTTAGCATATTTCCAACCTTCATAAAATAACGCATAATTAACTGTAAACAATTCATTCATGTTGACAAAGATAATTTAATTTTTAGGATTTAAATACTTTTTGCTTGTTCTTTTAGTAACTTTTTGTCTGAATTTATATTCTTCATATGTTTCAAAAGATAATCTAGCATTATCTAAGACATTAAACATTAAGAAGTTAGGTCTAACTTCAATAGCTAGACCTTCTTCTAATGCTTTATCTCTATACTGCTTGCTCATCTTCGATTCTATAAGCATACTTATACCATATAAAAGATTCAAAAAGAATTACACAAGGATTTCCTTCTAAGAAATCAACTTGAGGAGGCATTCCTCCAGGAAAATCACTTAACTTAAGTGCTACTACATCTCCTCTAAGATATTCAGAACTAGAATGTGAAAGAATTACTGCACATCTAAACTCTCCTAATACTGTTGGTAATATAATACCTCCAATAGTTTTTTCTTTTTGAGGAAGTGGTTGAAGTACAATACGTCCTTCAGTAACTTTTCCATTTAACTTAGCTAGTTTATCAATCTTTGTAATGTCTAGCTGATTCGTTTCGATTAGTGTACCATCTGATGCTACTCCTAATTTTCCTTTTACTTCTTTCATTTTTGTTTTATTTTATATACATGAATTCTTTAATCTGTTCTATTGTTAAGTCTGGGTCATTACATTTAATAACACAACCTCTAATAATCAAATGTTCGTATGTCCATCTGTTGTCATAATGATTATAAAACTTTCTCCATAACCATCTTTGGCTTAAAAACCAATCTTGTAAATCTTTTTTCATTTTATTTCTATACTTATATTATCTTCTCCAATTACTATTTCGTATTCTACTTCTTCTAAAAGTAATAATGATGCTAATTTGAGAATCTCTTCCATATTAGATTCCGAATTCCTCACATTTATACTTTACCCAATACTCATTATACTCACAAAGATTAGCTATTTTTTCTAATATTCTTTTAGTCATATGATTACCAGTACCTTTAACATAATCTAAAGTTCTAAAATATAAAGCTCCTTTCTTATGACCATGTTCTACAATTTTATTATACTCTTTAACAATAAACTTTTCTATATTAACATCATGATTCCTAACATACTTTCTTTTATTTCTATATGTAATGATTCCATCTGCATCTATATAATAAGAGTAATCACTAACTATTTCTCCAGTAAGAGTATTTATTACTTTTCCATCTACAATTTCTAAGTTATTGTCTGCTACCATTATAATAAGAATTTACATTAATAAAATAATTACCTGAACCTACTTTTCTAAAAATTAATTTTTTATCTAATAACTCTACTATACCTATATAAATATTAACTTTACTCTTATAACCTGTAAAAGTCATACACTCAATAATATCAATATTTACCTCATCTCTTTTAACACCTAAGTTTTTTAATACATAACATAACACCTTAAGTCCAGCAGTAGATAAATCTTTAAGATTTTGTAAATCTTCAACAAATACCTTCCTATACTCTTTAGTATCTATAGTTTTATGTACCTCTTCTCCTAATTCTTGATATTGCTTTTGCTCCCCATTCTCATCTACAAAGTAAACTACCTTACCTTTACTAATATAATGCAAAGTCTTAATATCTTCTTTTAATACTTTAGAAGGATTCTCACTATAAGATTCAAAATCATTTAATTTCTTGTTCATATTTCAGTTACTGGTTCAAAATTATATCATTATTATATATAAAACAAGTACTTTATTTATTTTTTAGTTCATTTTATTTAAAAAGTAACTGAAATGAAAACTACGAGTTCATAAATCATGAACTGGGTATGTAGCAGTACCAAGGGTTTCCAGCTATTCCCTTCTTAAGTATATTAAGGCCGCTTTATGTTCTTAGAACATAGCGCAATGTTGCAAAAATTAAACTCTTTTAATAATATGTAAAGTCAAGAGGTTATATTTTGTAAAATTTTTTTTTAATTTTTTTTTCGACTTGTTAAAAATTGAATATAAAATAGGTTTTATTTCCATATCCCCCTACCTAAAAACTATATAAAAAAATTGGTAAGGGTATGAGAGCGTGTTGCAGGTAACAATTAACACCCCCGTCAGTTTTGCGGAACTATTAACCCCGCTATCACACATATGAAAACTTTAAACGACACACAAAAGCAATTCGTTGCAAAATTAATTAGCATTAGTGCTAATGCTAAGCCTAACGTTAACGGTACAATGTTTCGTAACGCAAGCGTTGAATTTCCAAACATTAATGGTGAGTTAATCACTAGACAAGCTATCGTCTATGATAATAACTTCGCTTACGGAATGGTAGTAGGTAACGAATACCTTACTACTGCTACTAAGACAGCAGACGGAGTTATCATTGCTATGAGCCATTTGGTTGGTGCTGAAACAGCTACTGCCGATGATTTCGGATTTTAATAATAGAGCCTTCGGGCTCTTTATTTTAGCATACCCTTGTCATTATACATAATTACCTGATAATCATTAACTGATAATCAATACTTTATAAGCATATTTACTTAAAGTAACCCTTCAAGTCATGTGACTTAACTAACTGATACTGTGTGAAGTGTACACTAGATATTTGATTGGGAGACAACCAAGCCTACTTTTAGGTTGTTTCCCCAAGTATCAACATATAACTACGCTATATTTATATAACACTTCCCACTACAATTACCTCACATAAACCACACATTTCCAACAAAACATTAACATCATGAAAAACAAAGCAGATTTATTCTTCATCATGGCAATTATTAGCACATTAATGCTCATAATTACTCCATTTATTGACAACATAGACAATCAAAGTCTATTGTTCTTCTCATTTGGTTCAATATTATGTATGACAACTAGTATATTTTTATTCATTCAAGAAAATAATAAAAAATGACATCACTACTAACCTTAACCTGCATAGCTATCTTAACTAGTATGTTTTGCAACTATGTTGAATCAAACAACAAAGCTGATAAAACTAAGAAAGAAAACAAAATTACGTATCTCATGTAAAACAACATCCTAAGCATGATGTAAAAAGGCTTTTTAAAATTATGGAAACTAAATTCATTGAAGGAACTAACCAACAATACTCTATTAGAGAAGATGGAGTTGTAATTAGTCATTATAGACATTTAAAAGTTCATGGTGTTTATAGTATTATTTATAAAAATAAAATACTTAAAGAAAGTAAAAGTAGTAAAAACTGTAAACAAGTTATTCTTAGAATTAATAATAAAAATAAAACAATTAAAATTAAAAAATTATTGATTGAACATTTTAACAATATTAAATGTAAATATTGTGATACTAATATTACAATTTCAAAAAATGAACTTTGTTTAAAATGTCAAACAAATAGACATCAAAAAGACCAAAAAAAAATAAAAATTAATATAACTAAATCTTATGTATCTACTTTATTAAAAATACCAGTTAAATATATAACACCTGAATTACATCAAGAATTTAAAAATATTATATTATTTAAAAGACAATTAGCTAAAACTCACAATATTTCAATTTATTCAATAAAATAAATAAAAAATGGCAACTAAAATTAAACAAGTTAGAGAATCTCTAATTAAAATTGGAAACAGAGCGCATGAAAAATACGCTGAATCAGAAGATTTAAAAGCTGGATTACTAGCAGTTAAAGCAATGGCAGAAGCAACTAGAACAAGTGTTGCTCAAGTTCATTACAAAAGATTAACTGGTACACCAACTAAAATTGATTTTTTAGAAGAATAACTCCTAATCCTAAGCATGATGTAAAACTGCTTAATTAATGCACCATTCTCATTTCCCAAGGATGAGCAGTTGTAATAGACGAACACGTAAAAAATCTGTTGTGTAAAAACTCGGCTTTTATATATCTATTACAACTGAGTGCAGAGGGGTTAGCAACCCTACTCTTATCCTTAAACATAAGCAACTATCTATACGATTAGTTGGGGTAAATAAGAAAGAGGGTGCTAAACACAAACCAATTAAAAACAATTAACAAACAAAAACATGAAATACATTATCGCAATTATTCACACTATAACATTAATAGTGTTTCCTTTATTTATGATGCCATTTTTAGATTGGTATAAATTAACATTTTGTCAATCTAATGTAAATTTGACTCTTGTTTATATAATATTATTTTTTATAACAATAGGAATGTTTGTTATGACTATAATAAGATGGACTGTAGCATTAAGAGATGATAAACATATAAATTTTTAATTATGAAAAACTTATATTTAATACCAACAGATAAACCAAGTAGGTTGTTTTTAAAAGAAAATACACTTTTATTAAATAATCAATACACACTTCAAAAAATATTCACTAAAGGGAAATGTCAAAACATCTACATCACTTCTGATGAAGAAATTAAAGATGGAGATTGGATTATTTATAAAAATAAAGTTTCTAAAATAGAAAGAGGTGATAATGAACTTTTTCATTTAAGTAAAAAAATCATCCTAACAATAGACCAAGACCTAATCAAATATGGTGTTCAAGCTATTGATGATACTTTTTTAGAATGGTTTATTAAGAATTCAAGTTGTGAGAGTGTTGAAATTAGAGATTATAAATTACATTTTGGTTCAACAATATACAAAATCATCATTACAAAAGAAGAAACTAAACAAGAAACAATTGAAGAAGTGGCTAAAGAATATGCAAGTCGCTATGGAGAGATTGACATAGTCATTAACAAAGCAGTTAGGTTTGGTGCTAAATGGCAAGCAGAGAGAATGTATAGTGAGGAAGAGGTTTTAGAACTTATTTGGAAATATGAAACAAGAAAAACTTCAATGGTTGGATATGGTAATGTAAAAAAATGGTTTGAACAATTTAAAAAGAAATAATATGACAGTAACAGAATTTTCAAATAAAACAAGTGAATTAATTAAAATGCATCCAAATCAATCAGATTTACTATGTATTGCTACAACAGATGCTTTTGATGAAGAAGATGAATCACCTATGTTAGATGAACTAATGAATTGGTGTTTAGAAGTATGTGCAAATAATGTTATAGTTTAAAAATAATGAAAAAAGAAAATAGAAAAAAAATATCTGGAATTATATGTTTATTATTTTTTATAATAACAATTGTTATCGCTATAATAGCTGATTCACCACAAATGTTAGGATTTAAATTTTATACAATAGTTCAGTCAATGTTATTATGGATTACAACTTTTGCATCATTAACAATATCTTGTTTGTATGCAGAAGTTTGGTTTTCTAGTGGTCGTCAATATTTTGACGATTAGAAAGATAAACTAGAAGGACACTAGTTTTTAATTAAACAAATAAATAAAAAACAATTTAAAAAAATAGTTTGAATATCTAAATAATATAATTGTCTGAAAAAGCATAGGTAGTCCACTATGCTTTTTTTAATTTTTACACACAAAAACCTTTAAATAAAAAACATAATGAGACAAACGTTACTTACAAAAGAAGAAGATAATCTTATATTAGAATATATAAGTAAGTATCCTTCAAACATTTCTTATGCTTTAGAACAAGTTTCGGCAGAATTAAATGTAAAATTTAATGTAGTTAAAGGTAGATATTACAATCATTTAAGAAAAAATGCAAATGCTGTATTATCTACAATTACTAGTTCTGGTATGTATACTTTACATAATCAAAAAAATTCTATTAGAAGACCTTTAGAAAATTTAAGTGAAAATGACCAGTTTGAAATAGTAGTAAAACTAATTAAAAAATTACGTGCTGAAAACAAAAAGAAAATTATAGAAATTATTTTTAATTTTTAAAATTATGACTGAAGAAAAAAAAACAACAAACAAAATTGCAAAAATTGCAAAACAAATGCGTAACACACCGCAAGCAAAATCATTGAAAAATGAATTCCTAAGTAGTATTTTAAGTTATTCAAACAATCTTCCTGAATGGGGAAATTTAAACATTAAACTTTATGAAAAAAACTAGAACATTTATGTTAAGCATCAGCACTTATGGTGTTTTTCAAGCAATCAAATCTTATTTAATGCAAAAGTATGTAGTTTATACTGCTAAGCTTATAGGAAACAATGCTTATTTTAAAATCGGTTATTCAATTTAAAACTAAATATGCCTCTTGAAAAAGAGGTATATTTTAATTAATTTAATTATGAAAGTAACAACACATTTATTTTTAATTCAAGCTTTTGAGCATGATTTAGAAAAAATCAAAAATTATTTATTTGAAAACAATATTGAAAAAATATATGTAAATGAAAACATTCAAGTAAACACAGAAAATTATTTAGCTAACTTTTTAACTTATAGTCACATATAATGAACAAACCAATAAGATATTTGCGTAATCCTGATGGAACACCAATATTAGAAGACAATCAAAAACAATACACTGAACCTTTAGCTTTAGGATTTAATCCAAGTAAAGACCCTAACAGAAGACAAAGAAGACAATATTTACAAAAAATAGTTAAAAATCCTTTATATGGAATTTCTAAAAACAGTAAATATATCCAATTAGTTCCTGAAACTATTAAAGATGAAGAAGGTATTGTAGTAAAACTAGGTAGAATTTTAAATAATGTTAAAAGGAAATTTAGTTATACAGGTAAAATAAAAGTTATTGACCATTATCCATATAAAACAAAATGAGTACTTTAACAAGAAAAAAGACAGTAAATGATTTAAAATCAGTATGGTATAACAAAAGCAAGACTGCTTCTAGTTTTACATTCATTTATCCAGTAGTTGAAAAAGAAATTTTTATGCCAGCACATAAAACTTTAAAATCAACATTTAATCAAATCGTTTATCCAAAATCTATCTTGAAAAAGATAAGTTTTATTAAACAAAAACCATTTAAATTTTAAAATTATGAATTACGTACAAAGATTACAACAGTCTAAAGACTCTAAAGATGCAAGCAAAGCTTTAATGAATGCTCGTGAAGCTCATTTACAATTAACTAAAGATGCTTTAGATGCTGAAAAACGCAATTTAGCTGCTGAAAGTAGAGTTGAAGCATTAAAAGGTCAATTTCCTATTGATACTCAAGCTATTCTTGAAGCACAATACGAAGCTGAAGCTGCTACTAGAAACTTTTTAGACCTTTTAGAATTAGGTGCTGAGTTGTTTCCAGAAGGAGTTAAGACATCTGCAAGAGAAGAAGCACCTGCTGCTCCTAAGAAAACAGTTAGCAGACGTACAACTAAAAAATAATTAACTTAAAACTTTGTGTTTCATAGACGAAATGTAGATTAGAAACACAAAGTTTTATTTTATTTAAACAAAAACAAATAAAAACTAATAACAATTAACAACAATTTAAAAATCAAAATTATGAATTTAATCCAAGTCGTATCAGTTTCGGAAATTAAAACTGCAAAAAACAACCGTCCTTACAAAGTAGTAGTATTTAAGGAATTAGACAAAACTATCAAATTAAATGGTAGAGAAGTTAGTGTTAAATCTAACAACAACAACAGAACAAGAAATGTATGGGGTGAAGGTCATACAGAAGATGGTGTATTAATTAAAGCTGATGCTTTGTTTAGTAACATTGCTGTAAATGACATCGTTGAAGGTTCTTTCCATACTTTCCAAACAACTCCTTATGCTATTGGTGACAAACAAGTTACTCAATATTCTTGTGTTGTATTCAGTAATGAAGATGCAACAACTTACGCAAACCGTAATTTGAAGCAAAATGACGCAACTGTTCTAAACGCTGAAGCTGTTAGTTTAGCTCCAGCAGAATCAGAAAGAACATTTTAGTTATAAAGGGGGATTAATTTCCCCCTTTTATTTTTATTTTAAAAACCCTTAAATATAAAATTAGATGGAAGGCGTAGAAATACAAGCAAAAGACAGAGAAGACCAACTTCTTTGGAAAAAGAAGAATGGTAGTTTAGTAAACATTAATACTTTAAATGATGAAGAATTAATAGAAGCTAGAAAAATATCAAGTTCTTTAATGAACAAATATTACAATTTTAAAGAAAAAGCTCTTTATCAAGTCAAAAAATGTGCCGATATTTGCGATTTACACACACAATTATTGGAACAATTAGATGAAGAACTGATTGTAAGAAAAGAAGTTTATGCTAAAAAAGCAGAAATGCTTATAAAAGCTGAACAAGAAATATAATATTTATCAGATACTCGAAAGAGTGGCAATTAGAAAACGAATTAAAATATCGTTCAAAAGAAAACAGAATATCGTTCAAAATTGCTTCTGCTGATTTTAAATTAAATGAAAATGAAAAAGATTAATAGAAAATCAATGCTTATTAGAGAAAGTGGTAGAAGTACTGACTTCATATCACCTAGCTTTGGTCATGGCTGTTTATTTAATTGTACTTATTGCTACATGAAACGTCATAAACCTCAAGGATTAGATGTTGCTAAAAATACAGGAGATATTTTAACAGCTATTAATAATCATTCAATGTTTATTATTGTAGACAAACCTAATCAAACTCATAACTCATTGATAACATATGATATAAGTTGTAATGAAGATTTTGCTTTACATTTAAAATATCATAATTGGAAATATATTTTTGATTTTTTTAAAGATAGTCCTAAAGCAATGGGTTCATTTGCAACTAAATATGTAAATGTAAATTTATTAAATTATAATCCTGAAAAGAAAATAAGAATAAGATTTTCATTAATGCCTCAAAAATATTCTGATTTATTAGAACCTAATACAAGTAAAATTGTTGATAGAATACAAGCTATAAATACTTTTATTGAAGCAGGTTATGATGTTCATATTAATTTTTCTCCTGTAATTGTAACTGATAATTGGTTAGAAGAATACAAAGATTTATTTCAATTAGTAGACATTTTAATAAACGATTCTTATAAAAATCAAGTTAAATGTGAAGTTATATTTCTTACTCATAATAAAAATAAACATATTGATAATTTAAATAATAATGTAAAAGGTGAAGATTTGTTATGGAATCCTGAAATACAAGAAAATAAAATTTCTCAATATGGAGGTATAAATATACGTTACAAACACAATCTAAAGTATCAATACATTGATGAATTTAAAAAGATTCATAATGAAATAATTCCTTGGAATATAATAAGATATATATTTTAAAATATTTAAAAAAGTACCACGATGCTTCCCGTAAGAACAGCACACTTCAGTGGTCTTATCTCCACGTAAACGAATAGCCCAAGGCATAAGTTAAGGTGGATTACCAAACCTATCCTTAATGGACGCATTAAGTGAAGTTTGGGACATAGTCAGGTGGTGGAATTGGTAGACACACTTGCTTCCGTAAAAAGAAGTGATTGGAAGAGCGGTATGGTGATGTCGCTACAAGTAAATTACAGGTTCGATTCCTGTCCTGATTGCAAAGCTTTCTGTATGGTGTGTAGAGAGATTCTACAACGCAATTTTATTTTATAGGTTTGCATGAAACAGTAAGAAAGCACTTTCCATTAGTGATGAAACAGTAAACAGAAAGTTCAAGTAACCATTTAGGTAAAAGACATGAGTACGGAGAGTCACAGAAGGACTGTTGGAAAGTCATTATTGGTCTACGTAATTAGACTTTAAGGGTAAAATGTGTGTGTAAACTCTAGGTATTACGGCCTAGAGTTTTTTAAATTTAAAAGTTATGAAAAAAACATGGATATATGATTTAGAAGTATTTAAAGAAATATTTACTGCTACATTTATTGATAAAGATAGTGAAGAAACAAAAGTTTTTGTTATTACTAAAGATAGAGATGATAGAAAAGAATTTTTTAATTTTTTAGCAAATGAAGTTATAGCCTTAATTGGTTATAATAATTTACATTACGATAGTCAAATAATAGAATATTTCTTAAAAAATAGAAATTCTACAACTCAGCAACTTAGAGATTATTCAGATTTAATTATTTTATCTGAAAACAGAAGACCTGATTATCCTGAATGGAAATTAAGTATACTTCAATTAGATTTATTTAAAGCATTAAGTTTGAGTACATCTGCTAAACGTACAGGTTTAAAATGGTGTGAATTTATGTTAGATTTTCCTAATATAGAAGAAATACCTGATACGTTAGATTTAGAATCAGTTTTATATTACAATCTAAATGACGTTCAAGCAACTAAATTTCTTTACAAAACTTATTATCATGAAATAGAATTAAGAAAAACTTTGAGTGAATCTGAAAAAGTAAATTTAATGAATTCTACTGAACCAGATATGGCTAAGAAATTATTCTTAAGATATTTATCTGATGAAACTGGAATACCAGAAAATGAGTTAAAAGCTTTAAGAACTAAAAGAGATGTTATAAATGTAAAAGATATAATATTTCTATATGTTAAGTTTGAAACAGAACTTTTTAATTTAGTTTTAAATGAGTTTAATAAACTTAAAATAAGACCTGATGAAAAGTTTACTTTTACATTACCTTATCAAGGAATAGAAATAGATTATGGTTTAGGTGGTTTACATGCTGCTCCTAAAAATAGTATTGTTGTAACTACTCAAACTCATACAATTAAAACTGTAGATGCAACAAGTTACTATCCTCATTTAGATTTTCAAAATGATTTATGTCCTGCTCATTTACCTAAAGATGCATTTTTAAAATTATATAAAGGTTTTTATCTTAAAAGAAAAGAAATACCAAAATCTAATCCTAAAAATTATATACTAAAAATTATATTAAATGCAAGTTATGGTTTAATGAATGATGAATATAGTTTTCTTCAAGACCCTTTGGTAGGTTTAACTATATGTATTAATGGTCAATTGCTTTTATCAATGCTAGTAGAAAAAGTTACAACTGAAATAGCTGGTAGTAAAGTAATTATGATAAATACAGATGGTTGTGAGTTTTTAATACCTAATGAAGATATGGATAAATATATGTCTATATGTAAATGGTGGGAAGATTTAACAACTATACCTTTAGAACATGATACTTATAGTAAAATGATTATAAAAGATGTAAACAATTACACAAGTATATATAGTAATGGTAAAACTAAATGTAAAGGTATGTTTGAATTTGAAAACATTCCTCTTCATAAAAATAAATCATATTCTATTATACCTAGAGCAATTTATAATTATTTTGTAAAAAATATAGCTATTGAAGATACAATACGTAATCATAAAAACATATATGATTTTTGTGCTGGAGTTAAAGCAAGCAGTTCACCTGAAAAAGGTAAATCTAAATTTGTTCTCTATCAAGTAATTGATAGTAAGTTAGAAAGAAAAAAACTATCTAAAATAGTTAGATATTTTGTTTCTAAACGTGGAGGTTATCTTATTAAAGAATATGCAGATAATACTACTGCTCAAGTAGAAGCTCCTATTATGAAAGGAAATAAGTTAATTAAAGAATGGAAAGTAACTTATTTTAATAATTATTATGAATTACCAATAGAAGAATACAATATTGATTATAGTTATTATATAAGTAAAGCTAGAGAAATTATAAACAATATAGAAGATATACAACAATTAAAACTATTATAAAATGGATAGAAATAAAAGACAAGAAGACATAATAGACAATTGGATTCAACATAAAGCTATGGGTTTTGTAGAAGCTTTTACAGGTTTTGGTAAGACAAGATTAGCTATTCTTGCTATACAAGAATGCAATAGACGTGATGCAAATAGAACTACTCATGTAATAGTACCAACAACAACTTTAAAGAATAGTTGGACAAAATCTAAAAAAGGTTTTATTGATGCATTTAAACTTAAAAACGTAGAAGTATTTGTTATTAATACATATATAAAATTTGAAAGAAGTTGCGATTTGTTAATTTGTGATGAGGTTCATAGAATGACAAATGATAATGCTTTACATTTTACTAAAGTAATTAATGAAACTAGATACAGCTGGTTTTTAGGTTTATCTGCAACATTAGAAGCAAACCATATAGCTTTTCTTAATAGAAAAAATATAGTATCTGTAGGTAAAGTTACTGCTGAAGAATGTAAAACTAATGGTTGGGTTGCTGATTTTATTACAATTAATTTTGGAGTAGAATTAGATGATATAGACAGAAATCATTACGATACATTACATAAAGCTTTTAACAAATACTTTGCTACTTTTGGTCATGACTTTGATAAAGCTATGTCTTGTTTAACAAACAAAAACATTAGAGAAGCTCATGCAAGAGAATTCAACATACCTGTTGAAAGAGTTATGATATCTGCTTTAGAATGGAATCGTAATATGAGAGAACGTAAAACTTTTCTTTATCATGCTCATTCTAAAATGACTATAGCTAAAGAGTTAGTTAAACTTGATAAACATATGATTTGTTTTAGTGAATCTGTAGATTTTACTCAACAATTATGTGATGAGATAGGTGAAAAAGCAGTAAGTTATCATTCTAAAAATGGAGTTAAAGCTAATAGAGAAGCTTTACGTAAATTTATGGATAAACGAACTAAAGTTAATTGCATATGTACTGCTAAATCTATGGATGAAGGTTTTGATGCTCCTGATGCTGATATGGCTATTATTTGCTCAAGAACAAGTAAACGTATTCAAAATGGTCAAAGGTCTGGTAGAATTTGTAGAGCTAAAGAAGGTAAAAAAGCATATGTAATTAATTTATATGTTAAAAATTCTCAAGATGAAGTTTGGTTACGTAAAGCAAGTAAAGGAACACAATGTTTATGGTTAGATGATTTAGAACAGTTAAAACAGTTAATAAATGAGTGATATTATTAAAAAGTTAGAAATTCTTTATAAAGAACTTTCTAGAATTAGAGCAGAAATAGTTTTTTTAGAAAGTCAAAATAAAGATGTAAACGATATGATTTTTAATTATATAGTTAAAATAGTTTGTGAAAAAGAAAATATACTTTATAATGATTTAATTTCTTCTTGTAAAAAACAAAATTTAGCTTTTTCTAGAATGATGATTTCTAAATTAACTTATGAAAATAGTGGTTTTAATTTGTCTAAAATAGCAAAACTTTTAGGTAATAAAAATCATTCTACTATTATTTATGGTATTAAAACTATAGATAATAGTTTAAAATTAAAAGATAACATTTTTCCAAATTACAAGTATTATGAGCAAAACGTCAAAGATTACAGAGATAATTTGTTTAATAAAAAAAGAGATTCCAATACAACAATTGATGAATAATTACTCAGCAGAAGATGTATCAACTGCTTATTGGATATTAGAAAATGAACAAGTTATAGAAATAGAAGAAGATTTTGAAATATTAAATAAAAAATAAAAATTATGGCAAGAGTAAGTAAAGAAGCTATACAAATATTAGCTCAAAGAATATCTAAAGTAGTAGATAACAAAAAAGAAGTAGTTATTCCAACTAAAATAACTAAATTAATAGATGGTTATAATGCTCTTAATCAAGAGAGTAAAGAATTAATTGCTAAATTAAGTTCTTTAAGTGCACAACTTTCTAATTTAGGTTATTATATGAAATCAAGTTATATAAGTAATAAAAACATTATTAATTGGGTACCTAAACAAAATCCAATTAGTTCATATAATGAAATATATAGTGATATAGTTTTGTCATTAGAATTTGATAAAAAAGATTTAGCAAGTTTAGAAAAAGAACTTATAGCTAAATATTCATAAATATTCTTGTTTTCTGGGAATTAATTTCGTATAAGAAATTTAAATAGAAAAACAAATGCTGTTAGATAACCCAGAAAATTACGTAGAATTTCTATGTAAAAACAAGTTAAAGACCAATCAATTCCTTCTGCTTTATTTATTATATACTGAGAAAATGGTAAAACAAGGTGCATCTTTGAAATTTACCAAAGGAGGTTTAATATATAAATGGAGTCATGAGGGAGCTGGTTGGACTAAAGATGAGATAAAGGATTTAGTAAACAAAGAATATGTTATATCTTTATCTCAAGATTATGCTTTTGACCAACTTATACTTACAAGTAAATTTGTAGATTTGATGTTTATTAATGGTGGCGAAGCTTTTGAAGAATTATTAGAATTATATCCAGATACTTTTATGGTAAATTCAACAAAAGTTTTTACAAAAACTGTAGATTTAGACGAATTAGAGAAAAATTATGTAAAAGCTATTAAAAATTCTCAAAATAAGCATGAAGAAGTTAAAGAAATATTAACTTACGCCATTGAAAAGAACTTGCTAAATATGAAAATAGATAAATTTATAGCAGGTAAAGTTTGGGAAAGTATAAAGAAAATTAAAGAATCGGAAGGAGAAGGCTTTGGAAAATCTATCTATTAGTGGTCTACAACATATATCGGAAATTGTAGACGAAACAAATGAAATTATACGTAAGTATAAATCAGGAGAATTAAGACCATTTAAAACATTTAGTGAAAAACTAAATGATAAAATTACTGGTATATATAAAGGCGACCAATTAGTAATACCAGCGAGAAGCGGTGTTGGTAAAAGTGCTTTTGTTACTATACTTGTAAAAGATTTAGCGGTTAAATATCCTGATTTAATTTTTATTTATTGGTCATTCGAGATGAAATCATGGCAAAATGTAGCTCGTATGTATTCTGCCGAAGCTATGTTACCTGTAAAAGAAATGTTATCTGCTAATACACCTTTAGAAGAAGATACTTATGCTTCACTTGTTAATGCAGGTAACGAATTGAGAAAAATACCTATGTATTTTAGAGATATTCCTGTTAATCATAAACAATGGGAAAGCAAAGTAGAAGAAGTAGCGTTATTATTTCCAAACAGAACTATAGTTAATATAGTAGACCATACTCGTTTGATAACATCATCTAATGAGAAAACAGAAGAAGAAAAAATTACTAATCTAATGCTTGCTGGAGTAAGATTAAAAAACAAACTAGAATGTATTAACGTATTCTTGTCTCAACTTAATAGAAAAATAGAAGATGGTGAGAGAAGTGATGTCGGTACTACTGGTATTCTTCCTAGTTATATTTTCGGTGCAGATAGTGTTATGCAATGTGCAACACTTGTATTAGCATTACATAGACCAGAAATGTATGACCTTAGTAGATATAAAAGTCTAGATACCAAAAACCTACTGATTACTCAAATTTTAAAACAACGCGAGGGTTCATTGTGTGAGATTGCTATGTATCATAATTTAGCGATTAATAGAATATATGATAGCCCTCCACAACAAGGACAAATCAATTTCAATTTATGACAGATGCAATAGTTGTTCAAGAACAACAAATCACAAAGCCAGTTCCTGCTAACGAAATGGAACAATTACAATTACTTATTGACTCAAAGGTACTTCCTTCTAACATCAAAACAATTGAGCAAGCATTTGCTATCGCTCAATACGGTAAAGATTTAGGAATGAAGCCTATGCAAGCTTTTCATCAAATTTATTCTATTCAAGGTAGATTAGCTCTTTCATCTAAAGCATTAGGTGCTTTGATGTGGAGAAATGGTATATCTATAAAAACAATAAAAGATGGCGAACTTGTAGTAAGAGGAGTTGATAGTAATGGAGTAGAAATAAAAGATAGAGTAACTACCATTGAATTTTACAGAGGAAACGTTACAGAAACTACAAATTTTTATTGGTCTGATGCTGTTAAAGCAGGCTGGACTACTAAAGACAATTGGGTTAAGATGCCTAAGCAAATGCTTTACGCTCGTTGTTTATCTTTAGGTGCAAATCGTATCGCACCAGACATGTTACTAGGTCTATATACTGTTGAAGAAATGGTAGATGTAACAAATGCAAGTAATGTAAGCATTACTGAAGACGGAGATGTAAAAATTATTAATTAAAAAAAGATGAAGCAGATTATTAAATCACAATTTGTAACAGACGTTACAGAAACAAAAATGACTCGCAAAGAGTTAGCAGCTAAGTATGAGTTGCCAGAAACAGAAATCAAAAAGATTATGACAACTTTTGGTTTAAAAATTAGTAGAAAACAACATGCTACTTATACTATTGTAGATGATACAATTGTAAATGATGTAGTAAATGAAGCAGTTGAGATGACTCCTTTTACAGAAGCTTTTTCTCAAAATGTTGAATCAGAATCACACGTAAATTAATTAATATATGTACGAAATATCAAAAAACCTAACGATTGACGAAAACAATCGTTTTGACGGTGGAATCCATAGTGGAGTAATCATCGAAAAAATCTCTTACGAGAATGCAAAGAAAGACGGAACAGGTAAAGACGTTTTAGCTTTTCATTTTAAAGGTGCTAAAGGTGAAACATTTAGACACGTAGAATGGCCTGTAGAATCTTCTGACGATAAAGCAGAAAGTAAAGTTGCTAACATGAGTAAGCGCATTAAGCATATTTTATCTAAGTTTGTAGCTGAAGATAGTATTGTAGTAGGTAATGTTTCTACTTTTCAAGAATATGCTAACGAAATCATTCGTATTGCAGCTGACAATTATAACGGTAAAACTTTTGAAATCAAGTTATTATTTGATGATAGAGGTAATTTAGGTTTTCCTAAATACGTAGGTTTTATTGCTAAAGATGCTGGTACTTTAAAAATTAGTAGTACTGAGAAAATAACTAAAGCTGCTCCTACTTCTAATGATGAAATAGCTAATTTTGTTCCAGAAGCATTTTAGTAAAAACAAAAAATGATTTAAATTATGTATAGTATAAACGATAAACCTGAATATTTAACTCCAAATTATTTATTAAGTAAAATATCACAAGAAGATATTTGGAAATACTATACAAATTTAACTCCAGATTCATTAACTTTATATACAAATCCATCAAGACATGATGTAAATGCAGGTTGTAAGTTTTTTGAACAATCTGGTTATTGGTGGTTAACTGATTTTGCTAGAAAAAAAGTATATAATTGCTTTACAATACTTAAAGATATGTATAATATATCTTACCCGAAGGTACTAGAAATGGTATATCAAGATTTTTTAGGTAAAGGAAGTGATTATGTAAAATCAGATTATGTATATATACCAAAATTAGTTAAAGAAGGAACACTAATTGATTGTAGAATTCAAAATTATACTAAACAAGATATTGATTATCTTAAATCTTTTCATCTAACCGCAAATATTTGCAAAAGACATAATGTCTATAGTGTAGCAATGTATTGGATTAATGGTAAACAAGTTTATAGTTATAGAAATAGCGACCCTTGTTTAGGATATTTAGAAGATGGTAAATGGAAAATGTATCATTATAAGAGAAAAGAATTCAGATTTGTGAGCAACATAAATTCCTCGATGTTACAAGGACTAGAGCAACTTAGATATGAGAGTAATTTATTAATCATAACAAAAAGTAAAAAAGATGTTATGGTTTATGATTTTTTAGAGCACGAATCAGTTGCTCCACATTCTGAAGCTTTATCTAAATGGGAAATCCATTTACCTCATTTACAAAATAATTATGACCAAATAATAATTAATTTTGATAATGATGAAGCTGGGTATATAGCAGCAGATGCTGTAATTAATAAATATCCAAATTTGATTCCTTTATTTATTCCGATAGAATCAAATCAAAAAGACATTAGTGACTATATAAGGTCATATGGAATAAATCAAACAAAAAATAATTTAACAAAATGGCTAGAAAAATTGTAGTTTTTTCAACAAAAACAAACACATCGCAAAGTTTAATTTCAACTTCTTCAACATGGGGAGAACTTAGAGCAGAAATTCCTTCATTATTAAATGAAGACATGGTAGCTACTATTGTAGAAACTAGAAATCAATTAGTATCTATGGAAGCAATTCTTCCTGAAGGTGAATTCAAATTAGTTTTGACTCCTGCTAAGACTAAATCTGGTTCTGAATCTATTGATGTAGCTTCAGTAATTGCTCGTCTTAAAGAAAAATTTGACGAAGCTTTTGAAGACATCTTAAACGAAATCGAAGATGGAGAACATTCATCTACTTCACATCTTAGTTCATCTGATTCAAGTTTAGCAGCAGAAGCAGCTAAAATTAAAAGAGAATTAGGTCTGTAATTTTATTTAAAACTCTCTTGTTAATACAACAAGAGAGTTTTTTTATTTTTAAATTAAAAAAATGAAAATATTAGTAACTGGAGTTACAGGAAAAAACTCTCAAGGTGCATCTGCAACTGTAATATATAGAATATTTGAAAAATTTGAATTAGTTGATAATTATTATAACATTATTGATGATATAACTATATCTCACTGGTCAATTGATAAAAAAGATGTTATAGTTATAGAAGATGAAATTCCTGAAATAGATTATAATCCTGATTGTTATAGTCAATCTGAAGAATATCACAATAATGTTAGTAGAGGTTTTTTAGATGATTTTACATTAAACTCTTATAATAAATTAACAGGAAAAGAACATCTTACTGATGAAGAATTTTTTAATAGACATTCAGAAAATAAAACTGAAGATAGTTTTGATTGGAAAAAAGTAATTAAAGACTTTTTTGGAGATAGAGTAGATATACAAGATGGCTTTTTTATAGTATATTTTCCAATAAAGCATGTTCAAAATAGTTCAGGAAGACAACATACTATTTATGATGTATATTTAAAAGTTGATATATCTTATCAAAATACATTTAGACAAAAATATTTAAGTGATTTTGCTAAGTATTTTAGTAAATTTTTAGAAAATAGTAACTCAAATCCTTGTTTTTCATTAGTTAGTGGTACAAGAACTAAAGCATCTCAAGAAGAATATTCTTCTTCATATGTCTTTTCTCATTTTTCAAGAGGATTTGATGAATGGAGAAATACTTGTTTAGGTGAAGGATTGCTAAGTAAATATAGAAATATCCCAATTTCTAGTGAAGAATTTGCTATAAGTTATTGTGTAGCTTTAGAAAATTATCTTTCTTGGGAATCTTTAGAAGGCGGACCTTATATTAAAATTAGTGATATTCGTTCTAATAATACAACTGAAAATGTACCTTATTCCGTATTTCGTGAAGAAATGATAAAAAGTTTAATGGCAAATAAATTTAATAATTTAATTTTAGATATAGATAGAAATAAAGTTTATATAGGTGATTCTTCTTTAGATGAAGTTAATTCTTTTTATGCTATTAACAGAAATTATATTTCTTTAGATAAACTAAACAAAAGTGATAAAAATACTAGTAATACTACAGAAATTGTTGGAAGTAACTTTTTTACTTTTAACGGAAAAACACTTGGTACACTTACAATTGACTATTCTTTAAACAAAACTTCAGCTGAAACAATTTTTTCTGGAGAATTAGATGTATATAGACTTCATTATCAAAGTATAAAAAGTCAATTAATCGACAAAATAAATAATATTATAAATGACAAATCAAATAACTTCCTTGAAAAAAAACCCTTATTCAGAATTGACTGAGTTCTCTAAGAAAAAAGGTAAATTAATATTGAGTCAAACTGTAATTGACCAAATTAAATATTTATGTTCTAAAATGCCATTAGTAGAATGGTCAGGTGTATTGTATCATACTAGTGAAGGTGATTTACAAAATCCAGAACAATTTACATGTAAAGCTGAATATATATTGCTATTAGATAAAGGCACTTCAGGTTATACAGAATATGATTTTTCTTCTCCTTCTTTTACAGAAGCTTTGATGGAAAAACCAGAACTTATGGAATGGTCAATGAGTCACATTCATTCACATAACAACATGGCAGTTTTCTTTAGTGCAACTGACAATGAAGAACTTACAGATAATGCTCCTAATTATAACTACTACCTTTCGTTAATTGTAAATAACAAAAATGAATATTGCGCTAGAATTGCATTCATTGGTGAAATTGAAGGTAGGACAATAAAATTTAAAGATAGACACGGAGTAGAACAAATGATAAGTTCACCAAATAAACAAGTTACATTTTATTATGAAATGGAAATATTTGCTGAAAGTTCTAATTTAATTGATGATTTCTTTGTTAGACAATATGAAAAAGTAATTGCAGCTAAACCAGTACAAACTTTTTCTACGTTAAATAATACATGGAATGATAATTACGATACTTATGGTTATAATGTAAATTATAAACAAAATAATTACAAACAAGGTAAATTATTTGACGAAAAAAACAAAGAAAGAACTGAAGATAAATTAACTTGGGATTCTCAAGCTGTAAATTTTATTAAAAGATTAATTGATATTAACTATACTATAGAAGATATGCCTTTTTATTTTAATTATAATCAAGAGTATTCTTCTCCTTTACATGGTTATTTAGATAATCTAATTCCTAAAAACAAAGGGAAATTTAAAAACAACAAAGAAGTTAAAGAATTTATTGAAATTAGAATAAATAATGCACATGATATATTTGACTTCTTTTCAATTACTTCTGACGATTACGATGATACAAGTAATCTAAATGATATATGGATAGATTGTATTAATTTTCTAAAAGTAAGTAGTTTCAGAAATCATCCAACAACAAAATTAATTATAGAGGAGATGGACAAATGGGTATGGGAATAAAAACAATTAAACAAAGTACAGTAAGATTTTCAGAAGCTTACTTTTACAAACCAAATGTAGAAGTATTAGTATTAGGATTAGGGGGTATCGGCTCATGGCTGACCCTTAATCTTGCTAGACTAGAATGTAATTTACATTTATACGATTATGATTTAATTGATGAAGTAAATTTAGCTGGTCAAATGTATGCTAATACTGATATTGGAATGAGAAAACTTGATAGTATTAATAGTTTAGTTAATTTATTATGTGATAAACCTAATATAATTTCTTTAAATGAAAAATATACTGATAAAAGTTTGACTGGTCCAATAGTATTTTCTTGTTTTGACAATATGGCTGCAAGAAAATTAGCTTTTGATAAATGGAAAGCTGAAGATGATAGAGAACTTTTTATTGATGGAAGAATGGCACTCACCACAGGAGAAGTTTATTGTGTAACAAAAGGAAAAGAAAAAGAATACGAAAGAACTTTATTTGATGATTCTGAAGTTGAAGATGCTGCTTGTAGTATGAAAGCAACTACTTTTAGTGGTATGGCTATCGCAAGTATAATGACAGCATTATTTTGTAATTATGTAGGTACAACTTTAAATCCAGATTTACCAGTTAATTTATCTTTTAAAACAACTTATAATTTTCCGTTAATGATGTTTGAAAGTATATGAGAATTCTTAGAAATACAAGACATTTTAATAATTTACTTCCTGAAGTAGAAATAGATGTAAGAAGTTTAAATATTATTCCTTTATTTGATATAAATTCTTGCAATTTTGATTTAGAAAAAATTGATTTAAATAGAACACTTCCTAAAAATAAAACTGCTCGTAGAATTTTAGTTAATAGAGATTTAGCTGATTATCAGTATTTATCAGATAATACAGTAGAATATG